GTCCATACAACTTTTACGTTACCAAGATATACTTTTGCTGCTTTTGATTCTCTTTCTTCTTTTGATTGTTCAACTTGTATTGGTCCTTGGTTACCAAACTGGTCTACTTCATCGTTAATTGTTATAGTTATGGGAAGGTATTTTCCTTTCTTGCCATCTATAATCTTGTTTTTAGGAATTTCATTTAAATTGATACTTGCTTTAATAATACTTGCCATTAATTAAGGGTTTTAGTTAATAAAAATTGTTTGGGATCAAATCCCTCGGTTTCATAAAATAATTGATAAGCATCTACTGCTCGTCTGACTTTGTCTTCACCATTTAATAGGAATTTATCTGAACAATCAAATATACCTACCTGGTTTGTGGTTTTGTCTATTGCTATAAATACTAAGTCATAGCCAAATAATAATCTATATATATATGCTTGACTGTCATAATTATATTTCTTTGCTGAATAAGGGAATGCTGATATATCAGACGTTGTTTTTAAATCTATTACCAACTTATGGTCGTGATTAATTATATCCGCCTTACCCTTCCACATTGCCCCAAATATTTCAGCAATACCTGGTGTTTCATATTCTATATTCAAACCTCTTATAAGGTCTCTGCAGATATCATTATCTAATACTACATCCCGCATACGTTCTATTTTATCAACCTCATGTTGTAACAAACATATTTCATCACCTGATAATTCTTTATATTTATTAGTATTTCTAGTGGTTGCCTCTACAACTTTATATTTCTCTAGCTTATCAGGTTCTAATATTAAAGTATGAAAGTAACCGCCAATAGCAAAATTAATATTTGGAGGTTGAGGTTGTCTCAATAGCAAAGGATTAGTTAATAATGTTTCTATATTAGAGTTACTTAAGTATTGTTTACCAAATTCTCCATAGTAGTCTTCATCATTCCTTAACCTTTCTATTATTTTTTGTTTATTAGTCATCTATAAGGTGGATAAAATTTCATCTGCTTCCTTTGATAAAGCATATTTATTTTTAATAGTATCAATAGATCCACCATTTGTTATAAATGCTTTTGCTTTTTCAAACGCTGCATCTTTAACATCAAGTTTAGCTTTATCAACAGGTTCTGCTTTTCCATGATCTGGATCTTGTGTATCATCAATTAAGAATAGATTACCTAATGCATACTTCTTACCATAACTAGATGCTGAACCAAACTTTTGTGGCATCTGCATACCTTTTTGATCTAAATCTATACCAACAATTGCTGTTGCATTGATTGAAGATAAATTGTCTGAAATAGTCGCTGTTGATTCCAGCATAGGGAATTGCAAGAAGTTACTTTCCAATAGCCTTTCGTTAATTGTTACTGATACATTTAATTCTAACAAGTACGGTTTAGTAGCTTCTAAGATATCTTCTGCTGACCTAAAATTGTACTTGCCAAATGAATTAAACCTAGATTTCTTAGATTTAAACTTAGTCTGTATGACTGCAAGTTTCTCATTTAACGTTAATTCTTTTTCTTCTGTTTTTGCCATATATTTGATTTAATTGGTTTAGTTTATATATTATTATAATTACGTGTTTTGTCCCATATTTAGTATATTTTTGGGACTAATTTTAAGTTTAACTTATAGGTAATCAATGACTTGTGAGGAATCTACATTGTCAATTAACTTTTGAATTGCTTGCTTTTTTATCTCTGAAATTTTAACATAAGCTGTTGCTCCTTCAATGCCTAATTTGCTTGCAATTTCATTAGCAGAATGTTTATCACAATCTAATCCATAACTTAATCTTAATACTTCAAACTCACGATTATCTAAATGCTTTTTAAGTAAACTAGTTAAATAAAGATTCATTAAATTTATATTGTAAACTTCGGATTGATCCGGAATTTGATATAACATATTACCATCGTCATCATCATTAATTTGTTCATCAATGCTTAAAAATATGGAATTAAAAAACATTGCAACTAATCTATGATCTTTACTATTGTCCTTACGTATTTCATTTAACTTATGCTCCGGAATTTTAATTGAACCTCTATTAATATCAATAGCGCGTCTAATAGAGCCTTTAATTCTTTTTGATAGAAAAGATTTTAATGTACTTTCTTTATGATCGCTTTCTTTAATAGTATCCCATTCTATTTTATCAACTGCTTGTATAAGGCCAATTGATCCACATTGAATAAGATCTGTAATATCTAATATGCCACACGCTTCTGTAGTAGTTGAAAACTTTTTAGCAATATTCTCTACTAATGGAAGAAAACGTGTAATAAGATTATTTCTAGAATATAAATGAAAATTATCAGAGTTATTATCCTTATTAACTTGTTTTATATCTTCCTTGTACCTTATGTAATTTGGTATGTTATAACTTTTCATAATCCTTGTTCTTTTTTATAGATTTCTAATAACTCTTCTACTTTGTACCATTTATTTTTAGAACTGTTATGATATTCACCATCGCCATGATAATAGTCATAATTTTCATTTGCCCATTGTAAAAATCCAATAGCGGATTCGTCTGCTTGTAAATAAGCCATTTGTAATTGTTCTATTAATTTATCAATAGCTTCATTTAATACTTTTATTTCAATTTGTGGATCACTATTATTTTTAAGCCAAGTAGTAATCATATTATTGTCTTCTTGTTTCATAATCCTTGTTCTTTTTTATAGATTTCTAATAGTTCTTTAAGTGATTCAAAATATTTTGTTTCTCTTTTAATAAGCCAATCTGCAAATCCAATAGCAAATTCATCTGCTATTACTTCTGCATTTTGAATGTCAAATCTTTTACCAGACTTAAATGCATCTATAAATTGTTCTTTTAGTGTCATAATCTTTTTTCTTGTTTAAAATGATTTAATTGTTTTTTTAATAATTCTTTATCAATATTAAATAACCACTCTGCAAATTCAATAGCAAATTCATCTGCTATTTTTACACATTTATTTTCGTGGTCATATTTCAATGGTTCATCATTATAACAATCCCAATATTTTGCGTGTGGTCTAAACTTTTCTTTTAGTGTCATATACTTTGATTTAGTAATTCTTTTTCTTTTTTTAACTCATTACTCATATTGCGATGTATTGTTCTTGTTGTGCACCCAAAATGTTCTGCTAATTTGTTGATTGTTATTTTTTGATTAAGATCGTGAATGTATAGCATTGCATCGTAAATGTCAGATTCGTTTATCCGTTTAGTTTTACCAATTATCTTACCTACAATAGATAACTTTTCGGTTAATGTTAATTGGCAACTGTCTTTGAATATAATTTTACGTTGCTTGTTATTAGGAGGTTCTTCAAGATCTTTTAATGAAACTTCATACATCATATTCTGTAGTAATTGTTCACTAACATTGAAAGTTACAAACCCATTCTTTCTATCACATACATGCCTCACAGTTGTTTCAAACTCATTCTGGTCCATATTAGGATTAAGATACCATAACACATACAAATGCCATTTTAATGACTTATATGTTGGTATTTTAGCTTTGCTTCTGAATAGTTCATAACACTCGTGTGTGCCTTGTTCATAATAATAACCCCATTCAAATTCTTCAGAAGGTTTATCATTAATTGGTCCTCTTCTATATATCACTTTTCTTTTATTTAGAAATTCTAGATTACGATCGTGTGACATTAGCTTATTACTTTTATATATTAATTAACTAACGTCGCATTATTGTACGCTAGTCCTTATATTTTTTTAATTGTTCTTTTATTCCATCTATTCTTTCTTGTAATTTAATTAACTCCTCATAATCTTCTTTTTCTATTAGCTCTTGTTTTTCAATATTCAATGCTACTAATCGCTGCATTAATAGATCTTTACTAGATCCAGGACCGGAGAAAGAAACTTTATACCAGTCGCCAGTAGTATTATCTGCCACCCAGGTAATAGGTAATTCCATACCGTCAATATATTCTTTTTCTTTTTGTAATAACTTTTGGAATATTAATTCTGCAAGTTTTTCGATTTCTTCATCACTCATATTAATTTGTTTTTATATTAATATTATCAATTGTTATTCGTGTTTTGATTGTAAGTATTATTTGTTTTTAAATTGTTCAAATAAATTTTTAACTCCTTTGGCATGTGCTAATAAAGTATGTTTAAATATAAACTCTCCAAATGCTATCACTTCCTCCTCACTATAACTTCTTTCTTGTTGCCATTTAGCACCTTGTTCAAACGCTTCTTGTTCTAATAATTCTATATTACCATAATAAGAATTAGGTTTTTGTCTTGGGTATAATCTTTCAGCAACTTCTTCAAGTGTTTCTTGTTTCATAATTATTTGTTTAAATTACCTCTATTTTGATGAACCTCTTTATCCATTTGATCATAGTATGCTTCTATTATTTCATTAGCAATAAAAACAGCAAATTTTTTGGTAGGGCATGACATTTTGTGTATAGCACCAGGTTTATTGCAACCGCCGCATTTTTCTGTAACGATTTTATAACCGGTATCAATTTTTTTAAAGTCTTTAACTACATAACCTTTAAATCCGAAACTGTCTAATGACATGCCACTAGTAATATAAGGGCCGCCACTTGGGTCTACCATATCAATCTCATTAGATAATGATTCAACCATTCTTACATATTTAGGATAAGAATAATCATTAATTTCATCATCCCATTCATGCACGGCTTTCTTAAATTCATTAAAACTAAACTTACCTCCATCAGCAACAAATGCATTAAAGGCTTTAGTATAATCATTAGGCATACCAAATCTAGAATATTGAAAGTTACCCTCCCATAAAATATCATTGTTGTCATCTTTAGTGAATGTAAATACATCATTGTATCTATTTTTATATGTTGTCATGTTATTATAAGTTTTTTAATATATTACCTTCTTTATCTAACCAACCACCTTCTATAAGAGCGGATGCTGCTCTACCATAATGACCTTGTAATGACCATGCTACATCAGTTTTTACCATATCTGAAAACAGTTCTATTATTTCTTTATCATTAAGCATACCAGATTCAAATTGCATTATTTGATCTACAAAGTCTTTAGTTCTTTCCATAATTTATTTTTTAAATGTTTCTTCATAATATTCTTTTCCATATTTAAAAGGCACTCCTTTATTATATGCGGTTTCAATCTGTTGCTTTTCCATTATTTTAGCTTGTTTAAATAAAACTTCTATATCTGCTCGTGTATTCCAAACAAATTTACCGTTTGGATATTGCTCTGTTAAACACTCTTCTAACCATTCTACTGCTGTCATAATTTATTATCTTTTTCTATTAAACCTAATATATAAGAATACACTGCCACTTCTTTATCGTGTGATTTTTCTAATTCAATTGCTCTATCTGGATCAACTTTCCAGTACTTATCTAGTTGTAAACTTTCACGCATTAGATTAAAGTATATTGCGTAGATTTTATCTTGTGCTGCTTCTTTGATTTCTTTGTCCATATTAAAAATTGTTTTTTACCGAATTCCATATAATTGCTTGATACTCAAAACCTTTTAAGCCTTTAGCCTTTGCTTTGTTAATTGTTAATTCTTTGATTTGTGCATAAACAGTAGGTGTAGGCACATTCTTTATTGTTTTACCAAAGCAAGCACGCAAATGCCACACGTCAATAGTAATTGAATTTTCATCAAGATCAGCAATATTGCGCACAAAGTTAAATGTTTTCAAACTTTGTTCAGTGATTTGAGCTTTTCTTTGACCTAATAGAAATGCTTTGTACTTATTTTTGTGGAATGTGCAAACTTTGATATCGTCTGGCGAAAGATTATTGTGTATAGCATTTAGCACGGTTATGGTATCTTTAATGTTTTGATTCCATTTATTACGTGGCGACAATGCGCTAACAATACTTGCAACAACAGCAATAGGTACATTATACTGTTTAGATAGATCTTTGCAGATATAATGTGCTTGCTTATACCATGCGATACCGTTATCAATATCGCCGTCAGTTGCTAAGGAAAAGTAATTATCAAGATTACTATTTATTTCCGCTAATTGAATATCAGTTAATTGTTTCATGTTATTTAGGTCTAGTTATTATACTTTCGTTTGAGTTTTTTACGCTTACTTTTTCTGCTTCATAATAATTCCAGTATGCTTCTACACTATTGCCGGGAACTTTGTATTGATCAGGCATACATTGTGGCATAGGCGTTAGATCGACTTTAGTAACATTGTTTGGAGCTTTACATAATGCGCCGCTACACTTTAATATTGTTAAATGTTTTTTGCCATAACGACGTGTATACTCATTACCCAATGCAATCATATGATCATACAACCATATATAGTTAGATACAGACTCACGTGCCCATATTGCAGACGGATGATTTTTATGCGTTGCTTTGTAAGGAACATCAGCAGCTTCGCCGTCAGAAATGATATGAGCGGTACATAATAATTGCGCAGACTCAAGGATCATTTTTACTACATGCTTGTTATACATATACTTAGCCGCTTCATTAGGGTCTTCAGATAAATAAAATATATTCATAGTTAATTTGTTTTTGTTACATTTATATTATCATTATTTGATCGTGTCCAGACTGTAGGACTTAATTTAGGTCGAGATAAGGGATTCGAACCCTTATGAAGTGTAGTATTACACCGTGTTACCCTAGCTGGTATTCATTCCCAGTTACATCAATCTCGACAATTTGGAACTAAAAGGGGAATCGAACCCCTTAACCCGTCGGTTGTGTTCTGCTAATGGCAAACCATACTTAGTTCTTAGTTGACTCGCAAGCCGGTTACTACTTTATTTGCGTTTCGATTACAACCAACCAGCACTGATTGGACAATGTTTCCGTAACCCCGAAATAATCAACAAAATATGATATAGGTAAGTTCAATGATACGCAGCACATACATTGACTATTTAAACTGTTTTGTGGCGATTATAGTTCCCAGTGATCATACAATTTATTCAGCATTACGTGCTGTTTCCCACGCTCAACCATTCGCTACCCGGAGTTGCCGGCCCGCTTTGTTACCCGTTAACTTAGGCGCGTTGTTCATCTCAAATGGTAAATAACACGGCACCACATACGTGCACTCTAGTGAACAACCGTGTATAGCACTATAACTACTCAACACCAGTAGTTTCTAATAAATACGCTAACTGTTCTGCTTTCATTTTCGCATACGCTTTCTTTTGTACTTCAGTTCCTGCAGTTTGAGGTGAAGGTAAAGATATATTACGTTTATTACTACAATCATATATACACTTTTGTTGGTTAATAATACCGGTATAACAGGCATTTGTCACATCCGTAATGTTTACTGAAACATCTAATACAACTTTGCTGGTATCTGTATTTATCCAGCCGCCTACAAATCTATTCTCACCCCATAGATCATAAGCATTGTCTAATACATACTCGCGAAGATCATTAGCTTTTATGGTATCTAGGTCATATTGTTTTTCGAACCCTAATATACTAACCATATAGCCAGACTTAGGATTAACTTCGCCAGTAGTTACATTATAACTTACGCCGCCCTCAAGGAATATTTCGTCTAGTACGGTCTTTAAATTTAATTTTTTTGCTTTAGCCATATTTATTCAGGGTTATTGGTTAATAATTTTTTAAAATGTACTTGGAATTGATCAAGTAATATATCGTGTAACTCGTCGGTTATATTGTCTGTAAGTACGTCAATGTTTTCAATTTGAATTTTATTATCGTAACCAATGCTAAATTCTGCAGAGCCCGTATCATATACTTCAATTTGGCCATTGCATAAAGATCGCTCAAGATTATTTTGAACATCACTTGCAAATTCTTGGAATTGCTCTTCAGTTATACTTTCAATAGGGTTTAATTCTGATACTTCAATTAATACTTGGGTTCGCAATGTGGTTAGCAATGATATTACATCATCTTTAGTATAAACGCTTGGGAACGCATCAATAACAATAGCTACTTGAAGTTCGAATAATTCATTTATTTTTTCCATTAGATTAAATTTTATTAGTTACATTTATATTATCATTTTTGCATCGTGTTATTATTGTAGATCCAATACTCTACCATAAGCTTTTATTCTGGTAATCTTTTCAGCGGTTACGGTACGATAACCTTTATCTCTCATTGAAAAGACTCTTACCATACCTCTTGGTTCAGCATCAAATTTTGCACCACCGCCGGTTAAATACTTACGGACACCTAATCTTGCAGTCATAGTACGCAATGTGCCGTCTTTTTTCTTAAAAGTTACACTAAATAACTTACCCTCATCGCCTACGAATTTTCTGAATTGCACAGTACTAAATTCTTTCTTTAAATTTATCATATTATATTTTATTAGTTACATTTATATTATCAATTATGAATCGTATTCAGTCTGTAAGACACCGTGATCTTCGGCGAGCTCGCAAAGAAATGTGTATAGCAGATCTTCGAATTCGCAAAATCTATCTGATTGTAATGGTGTTAATTGTGTTTGACAAATTTTAAAATCTGTCCATAACCTGTCAACAATGGTGTCAACTCCCTCATATACTGCTAGTCTAACTAGGTTCGCTTCTTTGTCGCTTAATGTTCTCATATACTATAATTTCTAAACTGTTATTAAATACTCTATCGTATGCTTCTGTCATTGACTTATTGTCCGCATAATGTACAGACTTTATAGTATCACGCATCCATACTTCAAATGCTTTTGCTTCTTGAAATGCTAATTGTTCATCTTTCATATTAATCTTTATATTTGTTAATAAAGTTATAATAGTAATCATACCAGCCATCAAATACTTTTTGTCCGTATTCTGTATATTCTATAAGTTTACTATTTGTTTTATATATGTCAGCTTCACCCATATATTCAGAGGTCATCTGCTCATATACTCTATCATTCGCTAATTCAGAGGCGATCTCTACTAAGTTTATTTTTATATCCATAGTTATTCAGTTAAAGTTATATAAATAATGCCGTCATTACCACGAAGCATAGTTGTTTCATTATCAAATTCTAGTTTTATACCTAAGGATTTAGCCGTTTTGGCTGTAGCATAGGTAAATGTGCCTTGTAATCTGATCTCAGGTTTATTAGGGCGAATATCTATATTATAGAAATCGCTGAAATTTACAGTTTTAGATAGCATTGCTAATTCTTTAACTAGGTCGAAAGTTGTTGTATCGCTCATTTTATTTGTTTTTAGATTCAATTATATTATCAATTTGTTGTCGTATTTAGACTGTAAAAGTGTATAGCACGCTAAGATCAATTACTTTATAGTTGTGCTTCCTGTTCTTTCTTTAATAATTCTTTACAATCTTTTATGGTATAGATACCTTGTCGGGTATTGTCTAATGCATATACTATAGTATCGTCATTCATATATGCACCTGCCCAATTTAACCATCTGCTTTGTCTCATACTTCTAAAGAATATAGGTTCAAATGCATTTTCACTTATGTACCATAATAGATCGCCATCTTCGTCGACTATTTTAATAGGGTCAACATATTCTTTTAATACGCCAAAGGTTGTACTCATATTACTTTTGTTTTATGGTTAGACTGTTAACTTTTTCAACTGCATCTTTTATAACCATATCCACATAGCCGGTGGTCATTAGAGGCATTTTACCATTAGCAATAGTTTGCTCAATACCTTGTTTCATATCTTCACTTGCAAGTTTTAAACCTTCAAGAATTAACCACGCTTCAAATCCGTTAAATTTTTTCATATCTATATATTTATTAATTACTCATCCATTCGTATAACTCGTATGTTGTATCGAAAACAAAGGCTTTTGATTTTGTATTGTTACCTTGTCTTAGTGCTCTCTCTAGATATTCTCTTGTAGACGGAGCATACCATACATTCCATAGGTTAGGTTTATGCCTATTACTTAGTGCGCAAAATCCATCCGGTGAGCTAATTATCATAGCTTTATCGCCACGTTCCCATTGTATACCAACAATTGAAGTATCTTCAATATCGCATAACGCTACTGTATCTTCGCTTTTAGTTATTAGTCTTTTCATATTAGTATTGTTCTTTAATTTGTTTTAATGTTAGGTTATTGTGGTTCCATAATCTAGTTACGCTAAAGGTCTTGGCTTTTCTATTAGCAGCACCTTTCATACCAGTTTTCACTTGTTTGTATTCCTTAATGTTTAAGGGCTTACAGTAACCACTGACTGCTACAATTGATCGGTGGTTTGCTAAATTGCGCGCTTTCTTTTCTTTTAAGTATTGCAACGCTTCTTTCATATTACTCGCTACTACTATCATATTACGGTTTGATTATATAGGTTAGACCTTTGAAGTTAAAGAATTTGGATATACCGTCTTTTTCATTTTCAGCATCGAAGATGAAGCCGAAGCTTTGCGGTAGATCGCCGACGAAATATGGTGTGTATAGCACGCCATTAACTTTAATAAAATTGTTTTTTAAGAACTTAATTGAATTTTTCATAGTATATATTATTTGTTACATTTATATTATCATTTCGCTGTCGTGTTTATATTGTAAACATCTTGTGGTTAACAGGGGAGTCGAACCCCTATCTCCATATCAAAGTATGGCGCGTAATCCCATTTCGCATATTAACCTTGTTAATCTTTATTTTTTAGGTCTTTGACAAATGATTCCATTGCCATATTAGTAATTATTTTAGCTTGAGCACGGTAATCAGTGGTGTCAACCATTTCTTTTCGCCACTCTTTAAGTTCATCAAGATCAGTGGTGTGTCGGGTAGTACCGTCTATAGAACATTTAAAATGTGGTACGTCAGGAAAACACGGGTTACAATACTCTATTATTGGATAACTCATTCTTCTACATTATTAAATTCTACTTCATCAAAATCGCCATAGTCTAATACTATTTCTCCATCGAAATACAGATCTTTAACTACTTTGATAGCGTATTCTTCATCGCTAACTTCTACCTCTACAATTCTACTTAAATACTCTGTAATTCTTACTTTATACTTTGCCATAATTTACTCAATTATATTTATCATTAAACCATTTTAAAAACACTGCTCCCACTGCGAATGTACCGTAAAAGATACATATCAACATTACTATATCATCGCTATTCATCTTCTTCATCATCATAAAATTCGCAATGCTCATAACAATCAGGACATAAACCGTACTCGGTCATATCAGTGGCCGCGCCACAACATTCACTTACCATACTCATAATTCTATTTTTTATTAGTTAAACATTATTTACTTAGCACATATGCAGCGTTTCTAGCGCCCTCTAAGAGCTCAAATTTCACTTTTAATACTACCACTCTAAATGCATTGTTAAATCTTCTCATAATTAGTTATATTTGTTTGTTATACTTACATTTATATTATCAATTTATAATCGTATTGTTATTGTAAGAGGTTGAACTTTGTTTACTCAATCAAATAGTTAGAATGGTATAACCCCCTCGTTATGAACGCATAAACCCTGTTTTTCGCTCAAATTTACGATTTTTATAGTCAAAATGTGCCCAAATTGCTTGATTTACTCGATCTAACTCGGAATCGCCACTTAAATAGTACTTAATGGAGTTATAGAAGTCGGTTAATTCATGGTCAATGTCCATATAGTGTTCAACGAAGTACTCGAATTCGTCACCTTGCATGAAATTTAACCCAATTATCTCATTTTCTTCTTTCATAACCATAATATACCTATCATCTTGGTCACACCACACAATCTCTGTACTTTGTTTTATTATATACTTCATATTACTTGTTTTTAGATTCATATATATTATCAATTTTAGTTCGTGTTCGTCTTGTAGGAGTTGATCAAGCGAATGCGGTGCATAGCATGTATAGCAGGAGTAGGGCGGAGTCTACTCTTCCGATGATATTTCAACACCAGGCCCATTAATATTATCAAAATATGGTCGTATTCGTCCCGTAAGTGTATAGCAATTACTTAAGGGACCGAAGGGACCGTTAAAAGTGTGACATTAGGTACTTAATTAAGTAAATAGTAGGCTAACGTCGCACTGTTTTTCATATTGTTTAATCGTTTAAATAAGTTTCTAGTGCATAATCAAAAGAGTATTCATGATCAACTCTGAGCATTTCAGTAGTTCTTTGATCTAGTAATACACATTGCTCATCTGTGAATGCTCGCTCTTCAAAGCCTGAACTGCAGCTGTATATGTCTTTTGCATCATCTTCAAAGTGATAGAGCATGTTATTAGCTGCTAAGTAGTCAATGAAGTTTTTAATGTCTTGTTTTGAAGTGATTTGTTTGTTTAGTAAAGTCATATTATTAATTTTTATATTCATATATATTATCATTTGATCGTCGTATTCGTCTTGTAAGTGTATAGCAACGTGGCCAACGATTACAGCGTGTTGAGGTTGATCCAAAGCCTACTTTTCAGTAGACTCTAGATTTTCAACTTTGGCTAAGTTTCTAACATTAGCTGGCATATCAGTAGATTGTGACCAATATTCGCGCTTGATCCAACATGGCATTATAGATAGCTTCGGTAGCATAACTTTTAATACTTCATCGTGATTGTAAGTTATTCGTTGATTTTTATTATTAACGAATGTTATAACTTGATTACGACCTAGCCAAGATTTTCTGACTACAAAGTTAGCTCGTTCGATCGGTGGATAGATTGCTGCTAATTCTTCTGGACTTAGCTTAGCGATTGCATTAGCGATTAATTCTTTACTTGACAAAGTTTGTTCTTGATTGTTCATAATTATTATATTTAATTGTTATTATTTAGATTCATATATATTATCATTTTCTGATCGTATTAAGACTGTAAGACTTTATAGTTATGATAATTTCTAGTTAATAATTTATCAACAATTTCAAAGTCAATTTGATTTATTATTAATTTATTATTTATCATTTTGAATTCAAATTCTAATTTATTTGAATTAATTAATTGACTACAAATAATTGATCGAAAGTTTTGATTGATTTTTAAAATTGTTAATTTCATAATTGTTATTTTATTTATTTATATTAATTTCTTTATTCATATATATTATCATTTTATCATCGTATTCAGACTGTAAATGCTATACGCTTCGCGTGCTCGCTAACTCGCACAGCTCCGCCTGTCCATTCCGTCGCACGGAGCAAATAGATCCCCGTAGGGACCTTATATAGTTAACTGAGTATTAGAACTGGAACTCAGTGATATCTAGATTAAGATACTCGTTGTGGTGTTTTGATTCGAATGGTTCAACGAATAATATAATACAGTCTTTAATGAATACAATTTGTGTGAAGTTATTATTCACTACATTGATGATGATTTGATCGAATGAAATGTTCATAGTTATATATTTTAGATTCATATATATTATCACAACTACGTCGTATCGGTACTGTAAGTGCTATACGCGTATGCTATACGCTACGCTTCGCGCTTCGCGCTTCGCTTGCTATCGTATCGTACAACATACCATACACATGCACACGTATCGTATCGTATCGTATAACATACTATCCAGTGCACACACATGCAATCGGATCGACACATATGTATGCAATCGTCAAACATAATAGCTAGAACCATTATGCCGCGCCGTACGAAAAGCCGAAACGTTTTACGACTCTTCCATTTCAAGCCGGGGGGTGGGTCAAAACAGATTCGTTTTCCTTTTGAAAGTTGTTGTTAGAAAATAGTATATAACCCCTTACTTCTATATTTGTAATAACATTTTTTTAAAACGTACGTTATTATATACAAAAAAATTAATAATGTGTATAATATGATACATTAGTAGTGTGACGTTAGGTAGTTAAATATAATAGTAATAGGCTAATGTCGCTATTTTTTTTATTTTAAGAATTGGTATTTATACGTGATAGTATATACTATAACTAAATTTAGTAATATGGCACAGAAATTATCTCCGAAAGCTGCTAAGGCAAAAGCGGAAAGAGACTTAAGATACGCTAAAACCGATGATAGAAGAGCAAAAAAAGCAGAGAATCAAAGAATGCATCGTAAGCACCCCGGAAACAACGGTAAGGATTATGATCACAAGGATAGGAAATTTAAAACCGTCGCAGCTAATAGGGGTAATGATGGTGAGGGTACAAAAAAAGAAGGTAAAGTTAAAGAGAAAGTGGGTTCTTATAAAAATAAACAAAAAAAATAAAGGTATGGCACTAATATACAGTTATCCGTTGGCGGATGAAGTAACAAATGACAGTTGGGTTTTAGGCAGTGAAATGGACAATGGTTCTCGCGTAGTTAAGAACTATAGCGTAGGCGACCTTGCTTCTTTTACACGAGGATTTGTAACGCTTAACGATGTTTTAGATAATGACAATGTATCCCAGATTGATGCTAAGGTGGGAGGTATATTTTTATACAATAGCCATGGTCCGTCAGGCCTTGGTTACCCATACATTACAGGAAATAAAAATAGATTTAATTTCTATAATAATGTTGGTGAGTATTATGGTAATTTAAGTCAAGACACTTTGAGTTTAACAAATGTCGGAGATGAATATCAGCTTAGTATCATGAAGCCAGCCGCCGTTACTGCTAATAGAACAGTTACTTTTCAAGACGCAGACGGGATTATTGCTCTAACAAGCGATATACCTCCGTTAGAGGATGTTTTAGTTTCAGGTAACATAACTCAGCTTGACGCTAGTATTGGAGTTTTGGGTTTATGGGATTCACTTAATGGAGGTTATGGTTATATTAGTTCCGATAAAAATAGATTTAATTTCAATTCCCCAACTGGGTTTGATATTGGATATTTAATAAAAGACGCCTTAGTTTTAAGAGACGCTAGTCCAGGTCTTATTTTTCAAATTAGAAAACCATCAACTATTACTGCATCTAGGTCTGTCTCATTCCAAGATGCAGACGGGATAGTAGCCTACCTTTCTGATATACCTCGAGACCTTGAACAAGTCTTAGCGGTAGGAAATACTGCTACAGCAGGAGCTCTTAACACGCTTACTTTAACCGGATCCATAGTATCTATTAAAAACCCAATTTCTAATGAAGGTATTGCATTACGTAGAGACTCTTTAAGGTTTTATAGAAATGATATCTTAAATGAGATCGGCTACCAAATGGATTTGATCCCTCCGTTCAACCTGGCAGCAAATAGGACTATTGAGTTTCCTGACGCTGATGGTACGGTGGCTTTAACGGTATACCTGCCTCAGGTAGCAAATAATTTTGCAAATGATGCAGCGGCGGCTATTGGTGGCATTGCTGTTGGTGGGCTATATCACACTGCTGGCACCGTAAAAATAAGACTAGTATAATCAGTAATGGCTATAATATATAATTATCCTTTAAATTCCATACTCTTAGCGGAAGATATGCTCATTGGTACGTCTACTAAGATAGTCAATGGGCAGCCTAAAAATGCAACAAAGAATTTTAGTATTGCGGATTTAACTGGGTTCATTAAACAGAACGTTTCTTTGGATGATGTGCTACTAGTTGGGAACACATCGTTATTAGACGCTAAAATAGGGAGGTTATATTTATATGATACACCTATAGCGGACTATGGTAATATCGCGTTAAACCAAAATAGATTTTCTTTTAGTACGGTTACGCATGGCGAAGTATTCAGAACGCAAAGGGATATGTTCAGTTCCTTCTCGTCATCTGGTTACAGAGGTTCATTTGAGGTAAGTAATATAACAGCTAACCGAGTATGGGATTTTCCTGATAAATCTGGGACAGTTGCTTTATTGTCAGATGTGCCAGTGGTTACAATCCCAACGCTTCAGCAAGTTACTGATGAAGGAAATACTACATCTAATGATATTATTGTAAGTAAAGAAACAGGAACTTCTTATATTCAAGTTGCAAATAACGATAATACATTAACATTACAGGTTGAAGGTGCATTTGGCTCTTTAATTGAACTAAATGACTATAGCGCTAATAGATATGGGTTGATAAACAGTTCAGGACTTAATTTTGAAGAATTTGGTTATTCTAATATTAATTTAAGAGATGGATTTTTAACTATTGCAAATGCGTCATTAAAGCCTTATATTTCATTAAATGGTTCAGATGGCACATTAACTGGTTCTGTTGAAATTAAAACTGATTTAGTTGATGGCACTTACATTCAACAATTACCTAACGCTTCAGGTACAATAGCTTTAACTTCTGATATTACCACCCCAACACTTCAAGAGGTTTTAGATAATAACCACGATTTAGTAGATGGTAATAACTTTCAAGGAACAGAAGCTGGGCTAAATAATACTGGTGTTAATGTAGTTGCTTTTGGTACTAATTCTGCAGTAAATAATACAGGAGATGGAGTAAATGCTATTGGAACTTTAGCCGCATCGGATAATACAGGAATTGAAATAAATGCTTTCGGAGAAGCCTCGGCAGGTGGCAACACAGGTTCATACTTAAACGCTTTTGGGGTTGCCGCTCTTCAAAATAATGAAGCTAACCACGCCAATGCTTTTGGGGCAGGTGCAGGAAATACAAATATTTTTAAAAATGTTAATTTATTTGGTTTTCAAGCAACAGCTGATGCTGAAAATCAAACAGTATTCTCAAAATGGATAAGTGGATTAACTAAATATTTAGGTCGTTTATCTTTTAATAATATAACAGAAGATAGAAAATGGGAGTTACCCGATGCAAGTGGCACAATAGCTTTAACTTCTGATATTACCACTCCAACACTTCAAGAGGTTACGGATGAGGGTAATGAAACTACAAATAATATTAAAATTGCAGGATTAGAATTATATGATGGAGCTAATGATAACTATTCTAGTTTAATATTTAGTGATGGATCATTAATAATTGATAATGCATCAAGTGGATTTCAAACTTATCTTGATACAAGTTTACAAAGTGATAGTCGCATTTACTCGTTACCTGACGAAAATGGTATTATTGCATTATTAAGCGATATACCACTAGGAAATATTGATAATGTATTAGCTGCAGGTAATACTGCAACAGATAAAATCTTTAATTTACAAGCATCATCATTAAGAGAAGCTTTAATACTTTATCCTGATAGTGTACGAATAAGAAATTCAATAGCAAATCCATCTATCATTACATGGATGCAAATGTTTTATAATAAAATTACATTTACAAAAGAAGATCAAACTAATCCTAGCAGTCCAACAACATTTATAACAGAATTAGAATTTACAGATCCTACTGCGAATCGTGTTGTAACCTTTCAAGACGCTTCAGGCACAATAGCTTTACTTTCAGATATTCCAACAGGAGGAGTTACTTCAGTAGGATTAACAATGCCATCTGCTTTTAGTGTAACAAATAGTCCAATTACATCAAGTGGCGATATAGCTGTAACTGCATTAGGGACTGCTTCCCAATATATTCGAGGAGATGGACAATTAGCAACTTTGCCAACAGGAGCGGGAGGAGGTTCAACGGTTGCATATTATTTAAACGGAAGTATTAATGCTTCGGTTGCAGGATATAAACAATTAAGTAATACAGCAACGATTGGAGGAGGAACTGATTTTACTTTGGCTGGGAATGGGCTTATTGCACAGTTTTTAACAGATATAGGCAATCCAAATAGATTAGAAATTCCTGGGGGTGCTTGGAACTTTGAAATGTTTTTTCAAGCAAGTAGCGCAGGTGGAAGCCAAAAGTTTTATGTTGAATTATTAAAATATGATGGAACTACTTTTACATCAATAGCTTCGAGTGTTTCAGTAGCTGAAGAAATAACAGGCGGAACAACAATAGATTTATATTTAACTTCTTTAGCAGTACCAACAACTTCATTGTTAGTTACAGATAGATTAGCAATTAGAGTCTATATTGTAGATAATTCGGGAGGTAGAACAATAACATTACATACTGAAGACAACACACTTTGCGAAATTATAACAACATTTTCGGGAGGCGTAACTTCATTAAATGGATTATCTGCAAGTACTCAATATTTTGATGTTGGAACAGGAGCCACAAATTTTAATATATCATCAAGTGGTGACACACATACATTTAATCTATTATTTAATATAAGAAGAAATGCAAATAATTCTTCTAATAATAATATAAATTATAATGGATATGCTGTAACGGGTTCAGCAGAATCATCAGCAGTATGGACAATAACAAGATTAACAATAGCTGCAAGTGGCTCAATCACAGTAGCAACTGCTACAAACGTAGCTTGGACAAATAGAGAATCAGCAACATATATATAAAAAATAGAAATTATGCCAATTACAAGTACAAACCCAATAGAAGTAGACGGAGTAGAGTATCCATATTTTATGGTAAATTTAGCAATATCACCATTAGTTAAACCAACTAATGTAGGTGGGACTGTAGCAATGCTTTTAACACCTTATAGAACATTAGAAGATGGAAGTTCAGTAAGTTTGCCTAATAATGCTTTACAATTTACCTATATGGATATTTTTGAAAGTCAAGATTCAGAAGCTTTAGAAGCTACATTTACAATTATGAGTGCTTTACAAAAATTCATAACAGATAAAAATATTTAATTATGGCTATTATACTAGCAGCTGCAAGTGGTAATTTTAGTGCTCCAGCAACTTGGGTAGGTGGTGTTGTGCCAGGTGCAGCTGATAATGCTGTAAGCAATACCTTTATAGTTGTTGTAGACACAAACATTACTGTTTTAAATTTAAGTAATTCAGGAGCAGGCGGTGCAACAATTGGAGGTGGCTTTAACTTTACAACAGGAGGATTCACAGCTAATATTACATCTTTGAGCGCAGGAGCAAATGGTTTAATAACTTTTAATCACACAACAGGAACTAATACAGTTAATGTAACTAATAGTTTTTTCCCTAGCGTTAATGCAATACAATTTGCTGGTGGTGGAACTGTAAACTTTAATATACCATTAATTTTCCCTGGTGCTGCTATTACAAATAGTTCATTTTTTAAAAATGGAGCAGGTACATTAAATTTTGTTGGTAATTTAAATAATGCAACTGGTAACAGTGGAGTTATAAATATTACTGCTGGAACAGTAAATATAACAGGTAATATAAATGGGGCAGCAGGAAGTAGTCAAGCATCAACAGGATTAACTATAAGTGGGGGTACAACAACTGTCACAGGAAGTGTTACAGGAGGTTCAGGCACAGGAGCAACACACGGTATTGGTATATCAGCTGGAAACTTAATAGTTATAGGAAATGTTACAGGGGGAGGTGGGCCACTAGGGCTCGGCATTGGTTCAACAACAACAGGTTCTGTTACAGTAACTGGAACTATAACAGCAAATGCACAAGTAGGTTTATCATCAAATTCATTTGTTGCAACAATACGAGTTTCAGGACCATTAGTTAATGTTAATGGTGTCAGTGCTATTTACGCTCCTAAATTTTTTATTACAGGTACATCAACATTTTGGACTAATCAGTCTTCTGTAGGAGTTAATAGAATACTATATACAAACGATCAAGTTACGGGGTTTCCTTCTGTAGCTAATGTAAGACTAGGAACCGCTTTTGGGGTTGCAAATGCTCTAACAGGAACATTGATTGTACCATCTCCTTCTAATGTATTACAAGGTGTTGGGACAGATAATACAACTGGAACATTACTTATGACACCTGCAGACTTTTGGAACTATTTAATTGCAAGTGGATTTACTGCTGATAGTATTGGGGATAGATTACAAAACGCAAGTACAGTGGCAACAACAGGTGGACAAATAGCGTCATATAATATATAACTATGAAATTAAGAGACAGCTTTCACATTTTTATCGGGTTTGCAATTATGTATTTAATTGGCAGCGTTACAGATTTCGCGGAATTTACACTTGACGGAAAAATTATAGGGGTTCCTATAGCATCCGCGTTTATAGGTGGGGCAATAGGATTCTTTTGGGAATGGGCTCAGGCAGTAATCATAAAGTCTTATTTTGATGTTATGGATATAGTAAGAACCGCTGTTGGCACATTTGCAGGTGGATTATTTAGTCTTTGGTTCCCAGATATAAAGTGGCTAATGATTAGCACTTGTGTTATATCAATGCTTTTAGTATTAAACGATTTAAAATATTTTTTAAAAAAATGAGTAGAAAAAATTTAGACGCATTAATAAATAAATGGATAAGTAGAAAATTATTTGTTTTCTTAGTAGCTAGTGGTTTATTAATGTTTGCAGACTTAGAGTCATCAGACTGGGCGTTAATCGCAATAACATATTTAAGTAGCCAAACAGTATTAGATTCTGTTACGGTATATTCTAAAATAAGAAACAACAACAATGATAACTCAGGAGGAACTTATAGCTAAATACGGCACACCTAACAAAGATGGGAAAGGATATATTGTACCAATAACTTTGCCTTATCCTATGTATTACGATGGCAAAAAAGTAAATAAAATCCGTTGCCATAAATTAGTTGCAGACAAACTGCTTGCAATATTTAATGATATATTAGAATTTTACGGTCAAGATGCAATTAGTGATTTAAAGATCGATGATTATGGTGGATGCTTTAATTATCGTTTAATGCGAGGCGGAACTAAACTAAGCGTACACAGCTGGGGTTGCGCCATTGATTTAAACCCAAGTAGGAATCTATTAAAAGAAACCTCAAAGACTGCAAGATTTGCGCGTATGGAATATAACCCAATGATTGACATATTTTACAAACATGGGTTTGAAAGTTTAGGCCGAGAAAAGAATTACGATTGGATGCATTTTCAAGTTAAAGATTAAATTTAAAAAAATGAAAAAAATTATATTTATAATAATGGTGCTTTTAGCATCGTGTTCTTCAAGAAAAGTATTAGTTGATAAAACTAATATAAAGAAGGATAGTATTGCAGAAACAAAAGTAGTAGTTACAAAAATAGATACTGTAAATAAAACAGACTCTACAAAAGTAATTATAGATACTGATAATAGCGAAATTGTTATAACACCTATAGATTCAAGTAAAACAATTATAGTTGACGGTAAGAGTTATAAAAATGTGGTTTTAAAGATTAAAAAAAATAAATCTAATACATTATATACAAATAACAAAAAGGAGTCTAGTATTAAACGTATTGACTCCACGATAGTGTCTACAGTAAAAACAAAAGAACACCAAGTTGGTAAAACAAAAATAATTGATAAAGAACAAAATTATTGGTTTTTATTTTGGTGGATATTATTAATATTAATTATATATTTATTATGGCGAAACAAACCGCGACTTTTCAACGTGTTGTAAAAAATATTGCAAGGCCAGGTGTTCATGCTAAAGCTAAAACATCTAATTTAAAAACATCTAAAAATTATAAAAAGCTATCTAGAGGACAAGGGTAACTAAAAACCGCAAAAATTGCGTAATAATACTGTTATAAAATTAAATCAAATTAAATATAACATGACAGATGCAATTGTAAAGAACCTTAGCTTTGGAAAAGAGGCTAGGGATAAAGTATTCGAAGGAATAACAAAACTAACTAAAGCCGTTAGTTCTACATTAGGAGCCAGTGGTAAATGCGTAATGCTTGAAGATAGTTCTGGTAATCCAGTTATTACAAAAGATGGTGTAACAGTAGCAGATAGTATTATACTATTAGATCCTATAGAAAATATGGGGGCTAGACTTTTAAAAGAGGCCGCGCGTAAGACTGTTAAAGAAGCTGGAGACGGAACAACAACCGCTACAATATTAGCATATTCTATTTTAAAGAATGCTCATATGGTTGAAAATCCAAATGAAAGAAAAATAAAAGAAGGCATAACCTCAGCAGTAAATAAAGTAATAGATTATTTAGAAAAGACAAGTATAACTGTTGATGATAATATGTTGGATCAGATTGCAACAATATCTGCTAATAATGATCCATACTTAGGTAAAATAATAGGAGACGCCTTTAGAGCTGTTGGTAATACTGGAGTTGTTATGTTAGAACACTCGGCGTTATCAGATACAGAAGTAGAAATAGTAGAAGGCGTTCAATATGATAAAGGATTGGTTAATGCACATTTTGTTACCAACCCTGAAATTAAAGCTGCTGAATTAGATAATCCATTGGTTTTAATAATTGAATCACCTATAACCAATATAAGACAAATAAGATCTGTATTAGAATATGCGATTGAACAAAAAAGAGCATTATTGATTATTGCAGATTTAGATCAACCTGTTATAGCCGCATTAGCCATGAATAAGGTTAAAGGCAATCTAAAGGTTAATGTTATAAACGCCCCAACATACGGCGTTAATAAAAAAGATACAATATATGACTTAGCCTTATTAACAGGAGCTACAGTTATAAACGAAGATCTTGGCGATGATATGGATTTAATACAACCAGAACATTTGGGCAATTGTATAAAAAGTATAACATACGATCAAGAAACAATATTAAAGATTAACAAACAAACAGAAGAGGTGGATAATATTATCCTAAATATTAAAAAGGATATATCAAAAGCTAAAAAACCTAACGAAGTAATTCGACTAGAAAAAAGGTTGGCTAGGCTATCCGCTAAAATTGCTGTAATAAAAGTAGGCGCTAATTCAGATATAGAGCTTAGAGAAAAAGCTGATAGAGTTGAAGATGCAATATGTGCTACTAAAGCGGCTATTAAAGAAGGTATTGTACCAGGCGGGGGAGTTGCTTTATTAAATGCTTCGCATAACATAGACACATTCTCACTTGGAGAAGAAATATTGCTAGATTCTATTAGAGCTCCATTTAACACTATATTAGATAATGCAGGCATTGAAGAAGTGCCAATCAAAATTATATCGAGTGTTGGATACGGTCTTAATGTAGTAACAGGGGAAACTGTTAATATGATTGAAGCCGGCATAATTGATCCGCTACTTGTTACTAAAAGCGCATTAAGAAATGCAGCGTCTGTAGCTATCACTATATTGTCAACCGATTGTGTAATCAATAATTTAAGAATTGATGGAAGCAATAGGTAAGTATGTAATAGTTTTGCCTAAAAAAGATATTTTAAGCAAAAGTGAAAAAGGGCTTTTAATGGACAATAAAACCAGAGAAGACATAAGATATAGAGAAGCAGAAATTATCTCAACAGGAATGCCTATATTAGGTTTAGAACCGGGCACTAAGATATTATATGATATGGTCGCCGGTCATATGCTTGAGGGAGTAGATAAAGATTACAGGTTAATAAAGATAGATGATATTGTTGTTAAATTATGAAACGTTTAGAATTTAGCGATCTCAGAAATAACAATATATTAAAACACTACAGGATAATTCGCAGATGGGCATGCAGGAATAATGATTTAACCGATGCCGATCTAGAGCTACTGATCTATTTTGATTGTATGGATTTTTTCACAAAGCAAGATTACAAGATAGGTACATACGCTTATAGCTGGGATAATAAACGCTGGAATAATTTATTAAAAGAAGGATGGATAGTTGTGTGGAGAAATAGAAATCATACAACCCAAAAATACAATATATATAAAGTTTCTTTTAAGTGTAGAATGCTAATAAATCGCATGTATCGAATAATGATTGGTGAAGAAGAAATACCAACAAGCCCAAGAAGCAACAAAATAATGAGAGGCAAAACTTATACTGATACGGTATTAATTAAGTCTATAAATAACGCAAATAAAAATACGAATTATGAATAATATAGGAGTTACAAACCAACAAACACTAGCACAGCCAGCGTCTACTACGGCGGATCCTAGATTATTTAATCCTGGCGTTAAAGCAACAGGGGCTCCGGTTCCGTTTTCGCCTGGAGACCAACAATCAATGATTAATATGTATGGTGCTCCAATGCAAGGGTCATTTGATAGATCCATGCCCCCACCGCCCCCCTCAGCCGTTAAAACTCCGGTTGTTCCAAACTATAATTTATCAACCTTATAAATAACTATATTATGTATACTCCCGATATTAAAGATCCTCATTTGATGAAACTAGAAAAACCTAAAACATCAGGTTTAAATCACTTGTGGGATGGTCCATTAGATACAGCAGGATATCCAATGAAACCAGGAGCTAGCAATGGCAAGAATGGCATAAAACTAAAAAAAGATTGTAGTTGCGATGCTCCTCTTAGTATGCCTATTACGCAACGCGCTAAAATACGATAAAGTGAACGTTACAGACGCAAGGATATACCTATTGAATACTGGAGCATTGATGCTTAGTATGACTAATATAGAAACGTACTTAAAGATAACTTTACTTTTGGTATCTATAGGTTACACATTACACAAATGGATTCATTTAAAAGATAATAAAGATGGCAAAGACGGCAGCGTGGACTCGTAAAGAGGGCAAGGATCCTAAAGGCGGTCTAAACGCTAAAGGAGTAGCTTCATATAGAAAAGAAAACCCAGGCAGTAAATTACAGACAGCGGTTACTACAAAACCTTCTAAATTAAAGGCAGGCAGTAAAGATGCTAAAAGACGTAAATCTTTTTGTGCTAGAATGTCTGGTATGCCAGGTCCTATGAAAAAACCGAATGGAGAACCTACAAGAAAAAAATTAGCATTAGACAAATGGAACTGTTAAAAAGAAAAGATGGATCTACGTCAAGACGTGGACTTTGGGATAACATTAGAGAAAATAAAGGTAGTGGTAAAAAACCAACCAAAGCAATGCTTTCAGAAGCAAAAAAAATAAAAGCTAAAACTAAAAAGAAATAATTATGAAAAAAATAGTAGAAAAAAAGACCAAAGAAAAGTATACTTCTAAAGCTGCAATGAAAAAGCACGAAAAAACTGAATCAAAAGCCGAGCAAAAAAAAGAATACGGTAAAGTTAAAAGAAAGTAATTGTAATAAAATGTAATAAATACGCGTAATAATAATAATATATAACTTTAATCAAATATATTATGAAAAAATTATTTTTATTACTAGGTTTATTTTTTATGTTCTCTTTTGCTAATGCTCAAAAAATGAGTAATCAGTTTTTAAAGGGGCAATGGACTTCTAATGGTCAGGGTACTGAAATATGGTTTAATGTTTCAGATAATAACAAATTAACAATAATAGAAGTTTCATCTTATACAGGTGATTCTTTAACTATTTTAGAACACAAGATAGTAGATAATACTTTTTATTTAAAGACTGTATTTGAAGAATTGGATTTTGAAGCATCTTCAACATTTACCATTATAAACGAAAATACTATGGCTTTAGATATACGTAGCGGATACCCTGGCGTACTAATATACACAAGAGTAAATAATAAAAACTAAACAAACAAACAAAATGCCAACAACACCAGCAAAAAAGAAAGTAGTACCTAAAAGTGCAACTACAACAACGACTCAGCCAAAAGGCGATTCTAAAGAAACAAAAGCATATATTGCAAAAAAAGCTACGGAAAAAGATACGGACGTTAAAAATTATAAACACCAACTAACCACGGAACTCAAGAAAGGGGTAACAGCAAAATCGGCAGATTCGGCTACAAAACTTGTAAGCAAAGGTTCAGTAAAACAACAAGGTGTTGCTTTTAACTTCCTTACAGGACAATCTGCTATTTCTGATTTTGACAAAGTATTTAAGAGTGGTGGCCCTAACAGTATGGTTACTGATAAAAAAACAGGTAAAATAGTTGCAAAATCAGGAATTCAAGGCCCAGGCACTAGTACTCAGCAGGCTTTTGGGTCTTATCTAAACCCAAAGAATACATCGCGAATGACTAATACCGATCTTCGTCATCAGTTTGTATCAGACAGTATTTCTGACAGAGGTGATAAAGAAAAAAAGGTGGCTTATTTTGAAAATGCAATGAAAAGATCTAGACGTTAAAATGTTTAAAAAATAATCAAATTAAATAAAAATGGAAAACAAAATCACAAAAGAACAATTAGACAAAATTACAGATCAGCAAAAAGCATTAAATATGATGCTGGCCAATATTGGAGTTTTAGAATCACAAAAACACGCATTATTACATCAGATTGCTGAGGTTAATAAAGAAATTGAAGAGACTAAAGCTGAACTTGAAAAAGAATATGGTGCTATAAATATTAATCTCGAAGACGGCTCATATACTGAACTCGAGAAAAAAGATGAATAATCGTGGACCAAGTTATAAGAAAAATAAGTATTGGAACAGATTATAAAGATAACGCAATGCATTATTCGGTAGGGCAAATGGTATATGGGGGACATGAGATTTCCCATATACTGTTTGATACCGCAGACAGTTCTTATAGTATACATATAAAGAAGAATGACGAGGTAATGCCATGGAAAAAGTTTAATGTTAATATGGCTGTTGCAATCGAATATGATTTAGAATACTAATGAGAAGCGTATTTAGCTATTTAGTAAGACCAGTGGGAGATCGGTATGATAATAAGATTTCTGTCGGGGATAAAGAATTAATTATCAACACATCGATTGAAAGCTTTAAATCTGTAAATAATTTAGCAGAGGTTGTAGCTATTCCATTAGCAATAGAAAATACTGATATAAAAGTTGGGGATCTAGTAATTATACATCATAATGTATTTAGAAGATTTTATGATATTAGAGGAAAGCAAAAGAATAGTCGCGCATATCTTATGGAAGATTTATACTTTTGTGAACTGGATCAAATATATCTATATAAGCAAGATGGCAAATGGAATACTGTTGGTGACCGGTGCTTTGTAAAGCCGTTAAAGAATATAGACCATTTTAAGCTAGATAAAGAACAAAGACTTATTGGAATACTAAAATATGACAATAGCTCATTAAACGAGCTTAAAATCAATCGTGGAGACTTAATAGGATATAAGCCTTATGGTGAATATGACTTTATAGTTGATGGTGAAAGATTATATTGTATGAAATCAAATGATATTGTAATTAAATATGAATACAAAGGAAACGAAGCAGAGTATAATCCAAGCTGGGCACAAAGCAGTTCTTGAATTAATTAAAGTTGCAGAGGAAGCTATCTTAGATAATGGGGATGATGATTTATCCGCAGATAAATTAAAGAACGCTGCAGCAACAAAGAAGTTAGCCATATTTGATGCATTTGAAATTCTAAGTAGAATAGACGAAGAAGAAAGAATGCTTGAAGACAAAGATACTGACGATACACCAGCTAAACAATTTAAAGGATTTGCAGAAGGGAGATCTAAATAATGTACGAACAAACGCTTTATAAGGTACTCCCTGACTACGTAAAACCTTCCGTAATTAAACAACAAAACCGATATAATAAATGGAAGTATGGTTATAATAAAGAGTATGATCTAGTTATTATAAGCAAAACCGGTAAGATTGGTGAAATATACGAGATACAGAATTTAAGGATTGCTTTGCCTTTAATTGAGGATTCTTATAAAAGAGCCCCAAAGAAAGAAGAACAATACTGGGAACAATTAAAAATACCGAAAGAACTTGAAAAAATAAAAAGTGTATTTGATTGGAATAAATATCCAGATCATTTCAAGGAAAAATGGTATGACTACGTAGACAACGAATTTAAACGTAGAGAAGAAGGCTTCTCATTTTACAACAACGGAACTCCTGCGTATATTACTGGTACACATTATATGTACTTGCAATGGAGCAAGATTGACGTTGGGGCACCTGACTTTAGAGAATCAAATAGATTATTTTTTATATTCTGGGAAGCTTGCAAAGCGGATTCAAGATGTTATGGAATGTGCTATTTAAAGAATAGACGTTCCGGGTTTTCTTTTATGTCTTCTTCTGAAATTGTAAATCAAGCTACTATATCAAGCGATTCTAGATTTGGTATACTGTCAAAATCAGGAGCAGATGCTAAAACGATGTTTACCGACAAAGTCGTCCCAATTTCAATTAACTATCCTTTCTTCTTTAAACCCATACAAGATGGTATGGATAGACCAAAAACAGAACTTGCTTATAGGATTCCTGCTTCAAAGTTTACAAGAAGAAAACTAGATAGTCAAGAAAATCCTGAAGAACTTGAAGGTCTTGATACAACAATAGATTGGAAAAACACGGGTGATAACTCTTATGACGGGGAAAAACTTAAACTACTAGTTCATGATGAGAGTGGTAAATGGTTGAGGCCTGACAATATATTAAATAACTGGAGGGTTACAAAAACCTGTTTAAGATTAGGTAGTAAGATTATTGGCAAGTGTATGATGGGTTCAACATCAAATGCGCTTGATAAAGGAGGAGAAAATTTTAAAAGGCTCTACTATGATTCAGATGTTAAGAAAAGAAACCGCAATGGACAGACTAGTTCAGGATTATATAGTTTGTTCATACCTATGGAATGGTCGTACGAGGGATTCATTGATACTTATGGCATACCTGTCTTCGACACTCCAGAAAAACCGGTAAAAGGCGTTGATGGAAATATTATAGATTACGGTGTATTAGAGCACTGGCAGAATGAAGTTGATGGTTTAAAGAATGATCCCGACGGATTAAACGAATACTATAGACAGTTTCCTAAGACGGAACAACACGCGTTCAGAGATGAAACAAAACAGTCGTTGTTTAATCTTACAAAGATATATGAACAAATAGATTACAATGATGACCTAAGAAATACAAATGTATTAACAAGAGGCAGTTTTCAATGGGAGAACGGTATACTAGATTCTAGAGTTATATTCCACCCTAATAAAGACGGTAGATTCTTAGTTTCGTGGATACCGCCTAAACATTTACAAAATAACGTAATAATAAAGGATGGACTTAAATACCCAGGTAATGAACATTGCGGAGCATTTGGTTGTGATAGCTATGATATATCGGGAACAGTGGATACAAGAGCGTCTAATGGAGCCTTGTCAGGATTAACTAAATTTTCAATGGAGGATGTTCCCCCTAATAGGTTTTTCTTAGAGTATATAGCTAGACCACAAACATCTGAGATATTTTTTGAAGAAGTTCTTATGGCAATAGTATTTTACGGAATGCCTATATTAGCAGAGAATAACAAGCCAAGATTATTATATCATATAAAAAGAAGAGGATACAGAGGCTACTCTATTAACAGACCAGATAAGGTGTATAATAAGTTATCGCCATTTGAGCGTGAAGTTGGAGGAATACCTAACTCATCGCAAGATATAATGCAAGCCCATGCTGCTGCGATTGAAACGTATATAGAAAATTACGTTGGATTAAAGGAAGAAGGGTATGGTGATATGTATTTTCAAAGAACATTAGAGGATTGGGCTAGGTTTAATATAAATAATAGAACTAAGCATGATGCTTCGATAAGTTCAGGATTAGCTATAATGGCATGTAACAGACATTTATACTATCCATCAAATCCATTACAAAAACAAGTTGTACCATTAAACTTTAAAAGATTTAACAATACAGGTAATAGCTCGCAAATAATAAGATAAATGATTTATACAAATAATAATAGCACATTTCCTAGTCAAGTAGTGCCTATAGCTGTAAAAAACGGCTTAGAGTATGGAACGGCTGTCGCTAAAGCAATCGAGAACGAATGGTTCCGGGGTAATCGCAATGGAGGAATAGGAGGCGATAGATGGAGCGCTAATTGGAATCAATTTCACTTACTAAGGTTATATGCTAGAGGAGAACAACCTATACAGAAATATAAAGATGAATTATCAGTTAATGGCGATTTGTCTTATTTAAATTTAGATTGGAAACCAATACCTGTATTACCAAAATTTGTTGATATTGTTGTAAATGGAATATCAAGTAAAAGTTACGAAATAAAAGCATATGCTCAAGACCCTGTTTCTGTAAAGAAAAAAACAGATTACGCTTCAGGCATATTAAGAGATATGATGGCAAAGGATATGCTTATGGATATAAAGAATAATTTAGGCGCAGACCTATTTAATTCTCCAAATCCAGATGATTTGCCGGAAGACACTGATGAATTATCATTGCGTTTACAACTAACATATAAAGAAGCTGTTGAAGAAGCAGCAGAAGAAGTTATAAACAATACATTAGCTAGAAATAAATACGAATTACTTAATAGAAAGATAAATTACGATTTAACTGTATTAGGTATAGGAGCAGCCAAAACAAGTTGGAATAAAGCGGAAGGTATTAAATTAGACTATGTTGATCCCGCTAACCTAGTATATTCATATACAGAGGATCCTAACTTTGAAGACATATATTATGTTGGAGAAGTTAAAACTATTAGTTTTGAAGAACTTAGAAAGCAATTTCCAAGTTTAACGGAAGAAGATCTTTTGGAGATTGAAAAATTCCCAGGAGACACTAATTATAGAAACACTTATTACGCTCAAAGTTACGACTCAAGTAATGTGCAGGTATTATATTTTGAATATAAAACCTTTATGGATCAGGTGTTTAAAATTAAACAAACTGATTCGGGATTAGAGAAAGCTATAGAAAAAGATGATGGATTTAATCCACCTGAAAATGATACATTTAAAAGAGTTTCTAGATCAATAGAAGTATTATACTCTGGGGTAAAAATATTAGGCAAAGAAAAGATGTTAAAATGGGAAATGAGTGAGTTTATGACACGCCCATATGCAGATACCACAAAGGTTGAAATGAACTATACCATATGTGCTCCAAGAATGTATCGCGGAAGAATAGAATCACTTGTAAGCCGAACTATAGGTTTTGCTGACATGATTCAATTAACACACTTAAAATTACAACAAGTATTATCTAAGATTGTACCTGATGGAGTATTTGTAGATGTTGATAGTTTAGCAGAAGTAGATCTTGGTAATGGCACAAACTATAATGCGGCCGAAGCACTTAGTATGTATTTCCAAACAGGTAGTATAGTCGGTAGATCAATGAACCAAGACGGCGGACAGAACGGGGCTAGAATGCCAATACAAGAATTACAGTCATCTAATGGCAACGCAAAAATACAATCTCTTATAGCTACGTATCAATACTATTTACAAATGATACGTGATGTTACGGGCTTGAATGAAGCGAGAGATGGAAGTACTCCGGATCCTAATGCTTTAGTTGGTTTACAAAAATTAGCCGCAGCAAATTCTAATACGGCTACAAGACACATCGTACAATCAAGTTTGTATTTAACATTAAGGTTATGTGAAAATATATGCTTAAAAGCAGCGGAGTCATTGAATTATCCATTAACAGCAAATAGTTTAACAGAAGGTATATCTACGTTTAATGTGCAAACGCTAAGAGAAATATCTAATTTAAATCTTCATGACTTTGGTATCTATTTAGAATTAGAACCAGACGAAGAAGAGAAAGCACAACTTGAACAAAACATACAAGTAGCATTGCAATCAGGAGGTATAGACTTAGAGGATGTAATTGACATTAGACAAATAAAAAATTTAAAGCTTGCTAATCAATCTCTTAAATATAAAAGAAAGAAAAAAATAGCCAGGGAACAAGAACAACAGCAACAAAATATTCAAGCACAAGCGCAAGCAAATGCTGAGTTAGCTGAAAAATCAGCAATGGCTGAAGTACAAAAACAAGAAGCTCTAGCTCAAACACAAATACAAATAGAGCAAGCTAAAGCACAATTTGAGATCCAAAGAATGCAATCAGAAATGGAACTTAAAAGAATACTAATGGCAGAAGAATTTAATTATAGTTCTCAGCTTGCTCAAATGGGGTTAGCAAAAGAACAAAACAAAATAAAAGAAATTGAGGACCGGAAGGATAAAAGAATAAAAATGCAAGGTACTCAGCAAAGTGAATTAATAGATCAAAGACAAAACCAATCAATGCCAAAAGATTTTGAATCATCAGGCGGTGATGTAATGAATGGATTAGGGTTTGATTTATTTGGTGAATAGATTACATTAACAATTTTATAATATTATATCATGTCAGAAATTAAACAAGAAGGGGAATTTAAAATTAAAACCCCAAGGAAGCTAGGCAAACCTAACGAGGTAACAAAAGTAAATTTAAAAACTAAAAAAGAACAAGATGCCATTCAAGAGCAAGGAACAATTGAAAGCGTGTTGGGCAATCAACAGCCCGAAGTGGGATTGCAAGAAGTGGTCCAAGGAAACGAAGTCGTTGAAGTCGCTACCGAAAACAAAGAAAAAGAAATAATTGAAATGATTGCAGCACCACAACCAGAGGTTGAAACGGTTGCTGAATTAAATGAAATTGTTGCGGAAGCAAAAACATCAGGAGAACCTCTGCCGGAAAATATAGAAAAGCTTATTGCTTTTATGAAAGAAACTGGAGGTACGATAGATGACTATTCGAGGTTAAACGTAGATTACTCGAATATAAAAAGTGAAACACTAATAAAAGAATATTATAGAAAGTCAAGACCACATTTAGATGACGATGAGATACAATTTCTCATGGAAGAAAAATTTAGTTACGACGAAGAAGAAGACGATGATCGAGACATCAGGAAAAAAAGACTCGAATTTAAAGAAGAGGTTGAAAAAGCAAAAAGATTCTTGGAAGACGTTAAAACAAAATATTATGATGAAATCAAGTTGAGGCCATCAGTTAACAGAGAACAACAAGAAGCTAATGAATTTTTTAACCGATACAAACAGGACGAAAAACGTTCAGAGCAATTGCATGGTAAATTCAAAGAAGATACCAGAAAGTTATTCACTAATGATTTCAAAGGTTTTGATTTTAATTTAGGTGAAAAAACATTAAGGTATAATATACCAAATACCAATGCAGTTATTGATAAACAATCAGATATTTCTAACCTAGTTAAGAAGTTCTTAAACGATAAGGGTGAAGTTGTAGATGTTCAAGGATATCATAAAGCTATGTACGTTGCCGATAATTCTGAGACAATTATGAAACAAATTTACGAACAAGGCAAAGCGGATGCAGTTAAGGAAATAATGGCTAAGTCTAACAATGTTAGCACCACCCCACGAACTAGCGCTCCTGAAAGCTTATTTGTAAATGGCATAAAAATCAAAGCAATTAACGGCATGGATTCTAACAAATTAAGAATTAAAAAAATAACTTAAACTAAAAAATTATGTCAACATTTACACCAGATCCGTTTTTTGGGTCTATTGTGCCTTCTCAGAAGCCACAGACATTAGAAACAAACTATTTAAATTTCACTGATGGCAGTGGAAAAAACTTCTCTCAACAATATTTGCCAGAGATCTACGAGCAAGAAGTAGAGCGTTATGGAAACAGAACGTTATCTGGATTTTTAAGAATGGTAGGAGCAGAGATGCCTATGACTTCAGATCAAGTTGTTTGGTCAGAACAAAACCGTTTACACATTGCTTATACAGGTGTTACTAGAGCAACCAACGTTTTAACAATACCTACGGCTACTGGCGTTGAAAATGTAATATCAGTTGGTCAAACAATTGTTGTTATTGATAACGACGGACAAGAAGCTAAAGCTTATGTAAGCGTGGTAAGCGGATTAGATGTAACGGCTATTCCATACCTTACAACCGCATGGACTGGTATTGATACAACAGATCTTAAAATATTTGTATATGGTTCTGAGTTCAAAAAAGGGACAGCAGATGATACATTAACATCTGTTCAACCATCATTTACTCAATTTAGTAATTCACCAATTATAATTAAGTCTAAATACGTTGTTAACGGTTCAGATACAGCTCAAATTGGATGGGTGGAAATTACAACTGAAGAAGGAGCTGATGGTTTCTTGTGGTTCCTTAAAGCAGAATCTGAAACACGTTTACGTTTTGAAGATTACTTAGAAATGGCTGTTGTAGAAGGTGAACTTGCTACTAATAGTGCATTAACAAGTTTAAATATAAAAGGTACCCAAGGTTTATTTGCTGCTGTTAAAGAAAGAGGTAACCAAGTTGCTGATTTTTCTGGAGATTTAACTGACTTTGATACTATTCTAAAAAACTTAGATACTCAAGGGGCTATTGAAGAAAACATGGTCTTTAATAACCGTCAAATGTCTTTATTGATTGATGATATGTTAGCATCTATGAACTCTTACGGAGCTGGTGGTACATCTTATGGTTTATTTGAAAACTCAGAAAAAATGGCATTGAATCTTGGATTCTCTGGATTTAGAAGAGGATCTTACGATTTCTACAAAACCGACTGGAAATATTTGAATGATGCATCTACTCGTGGAGCATTGGCTAATAGTTCTATTTCTGGTTTATTAGTTCCAGCAGGTACTTCTACAGTATATGATGAAATCTTAGGAACTAATATCCGTAGACCATTCTTACACGTAAGATATAGAGCTTCTCAATATGATGATAGAAGAATGAAACACTGGATCACAGGATCTGTTGGAGCTCAAACTTCTGCATTAGACGCAATGGAAGTTCACTTCTTGTCAGAAAGATGTTTATGCGTTCAAGGAGCAAATAATTTTGTATTGTTTACTACTACAACAAATCCAGCATAACAAAAAGTGTAGAGATTGCCCTTGTTGAATTTACGAGGGCAGTTTTTACTCTTTAATTAATTAATCTATTAAATCATATTATATCATGGCAGACGCTAAAAAACCAATAGCTAAAACAGTAGCTGTTAAAAAAGAATACATTGAACCTCTAAACGATTTTGAAAAAGAGGTAGAAGAAACAATTGATGAACCAGTAATTGAAAAACCAAAAGCAAAGGAAAAAACGGCTCCTAAGTGGGAAGTAAAAGATAGAAATTATTATTTAGTAGGACCAGCTCCATTAACATATATGATGAAATCTAAGCATACTGCTCATAGTCCGTTATTATGGTTTGACAAAGAGGCTGGTGAACAAAAAGAATTACGTTATGCCACTAATCAAAACTCCCCACTTGTAAGTGAACAAAAAGGGCAAGCTACGTTAGGACACATAATGTTTAAAGATGGAACCTTATTTGTTCCTAAAGAAAAACAAAACTTACAAAAATTACTTTCTTTGTATCATCCAAGTTTGAATAAAGTATATAAAGAACTAGATGAGCAAGCGGATGCTATTGATGATCTTGAAGAAATGGAAATGGAGTTAGATGCTTTAATAGCAGCTAAAGAAATGGATATTGATCAAGCGGAGGCAATACTACGCGTTGAGTTAGGGTCTAAAGTTAGTAAGATGAGTTCTAAAGAACTTAAACGGGATTTGATGTTATTTGCTAAAAAGAACCCTCAATTGTTTATTGAGCTTGCAAACGATGAGAACGTTGGATTAAGAAACTTTGCTATCAAAGCAACAGAAGAAGGCATAATCCGATTGTCACAAGATCAAAGAACATTCCATTGGGGAAGTAATGATAGAAAGCTTATGACAGTTCCTTTTGACGAAAATCCATATTCAGCTATGGCTGCATTCTTCAAGACTGATGAAGGTGTAGAAATTTATCGCTCAATAGAGAAAAAAATATAATAACACGTAATAATTAATACTAAGCGGTTGCATATTGTGACCGCTTAATATTATAATAGCATATGATATGGCAGTAAATATTGATACAGTATATAAAACAGTATTGTTAATACTTAATAAAGAGAATCGTGGTTATATGACTCCGGATGAGTTTAATAGAACCGCAACGCAAGTGCAACTAGATATATTTAATGCGTACTTTGAAGATCTTAATCAGCAACTAAGGGTTCCTGATAATGACAATGAGTATTCGGATCGTCAAAAAAATTTACAAGAAAAGATAGCTATATTTGAGGAACTTAGCGAATGCGAATATATTGGGCCATATTTTAATGCACCAAACACCAATACATCGTCTATAGTAGAATCTATAACAGCTGTAACTAATGTAACACAATATACTTTAACACAAATAGACCCGGATCTATTAGATTCTGGATCAGTATTAGTTTTTATCAATGGAGTAGCCCAAAGTTCTGGAACATGGAGCATTGTAGGCAGTACTCTATCCTTATCTTCATTACCAACAGGGGGTCAAACAATAATAGTTCAGGTATTCCCATTTAATTTCTATAAGCTTGGCACGGTCATATACGACAACCACAGAGAAGCTCAATATGTTCAGGCTAATGAACTATTGAAAATTAAATTATCTAAGCTTACAGAGCCTACAAAAGAGTTTCCAATATATCGTTATAAAGATTTTAAGATATATATGTATCCAGAAACTATAACCGATAAAGTAACAGCATCCTATATAAGAAAACCACTAGACCCAAGATGGAATTTTATACCATCAACTACTACGGGCCAATATATATATAATTCTGCATCATCTGTAGATTTTGAATTACACCCAACTGAGCAAGTTAATATTATAACACAGATACTACTTTATTCTGGAATAATTATTAAAGATCCACAAATTATACAAGTAGCATCTCAGCAAGCTCAATCAGAAAAGATTAACGAAAAAAGCTAAATAAACTATGGCATTTCCAAACGGAGGTTTAATTACCGAAACTAATAGACAGTATTACGCTGGTTCTCAAGGCTTTCAAGTTAAAGAACTTGGGGTAGACGATACCGTATTTACATTTACATTTGATACACAATTAATTTTAGGTAGTTATAATCCATCAGATGTAAACTATGCTTTAAATAATTTTAAATTATACCACAGCGTTGATGGGCTTACCTATGACGAGTACACATTGCCTTATACATTAGAAGGAAATACTATAACATTAGTAGATCCTATATTATTTGATGAGATATTAGTTTGCCAGCTTAAAATGCAAAATGGAGGCCAATATGGAGACAAAGATGCATACGGCAATACTGTGGAAGAGAATTACGGTAGTTACTCTTATATAAAGCTTAATGACGTTATAGATAACTTTATGGTTGCATATATTGGTAACGGCAAGTTGATAAGTGATGTTAAAAGAACTGACGTTATATTCCACGCTAAACGAGCATTACAAGAATTTAGTTATGATACATTAAAAAGTATCAAATCGCAGGAATTAGGGGTGCCTCATAACTTAAGTATACCATTACCACAAGACTACGTAAACTATGTTAAGATGTCGTGGATTGATAGAGGCGGAAACAAACACCCTATTTATCCAACAAGACTTACAATAAATCCAACAGAGTTACCGGTTCAAGATAGCTTCGGAATACCAATGCAAAGTAACTTTGATGATAATATTGAAGGAACCTCTATAACAGAAGAAAGAGCTAGAAATAATGGAGGGCTTAATAATATAGCTTCCACACTAGGATATAATGATGGGTGGTATGGATATAACTGGGGATATGGCGGTTTTTATGGTCGTCGTTATGGAATTGATCCGCAGTTAGCTAATGTCAATGGTACATTCACAATAAATGAAAGAGAAAACAAAATATCTTTTTCTAGTGATCTAGTCGGCATGGTAATTGTATTAGAATATATATCAGACGGATTAGCTTATGAGTTAGATACAAAGGTACCTAAATTAGCAGAGGAAGCAATGTATGCACACATATTGCATGCTATTATTTCAACTAGGTCTAATCAACCGGAATATCTAGTTAATAGATTAAAACAAGAAAGAAGAGCAAAATTAAGAAATACAAAAATAAGATTATCTAATATCAAGTTAGAAGAAATAACACAGGTATTAAGAGGTCAGTCTAAATGGATTAAACACTAATTAAATGGCAGAAGTTAAAAATAGTTTTCTATCAGCTAAGATGAATAAAGATCTTGATGATAGACTTATTCCAAACGGAGAATATAGAGATGCTTTAAATATACAAGTAGGTAAATCTGAAAGTAGTGATATTGGTACTGTGCAACCAATATGGGGTAATGCAATTCCAGACGGGTATCCAATCGAAGCGGATGATACTATGAGATGCATAGGAGCGTTTATGGATGAAAGAAATAATCGCATATACCAATTTTTAACCAACTATTTTGATCCATCACCAGTTATAATGGATCCACAGCCAGACGGGTATACTAATAAGATTGTTATGTTCGATCTTACTACATCAGATTATAGAGTGCTGGTTTCTGGAACATTTTTAAATTTAGCAACTAATCCTGAGTTTAGTATAACAGGGTTAAACTTATTAGAAAATTTATTGTTTTGGACTGATAATAGAAACCAACCAAGAAAAATAAATATTGAATCTGCTATAAGTAACCCGTTATATTATACAAACGAGGTACAAATATCTGTAGCAAAGTATGCACCTATAGAAACTATAGAGATGTATCGTAAGTTAAATAAGATTGCATCAGCCCCAAATGTGGGGAACGTAGTCTCTTTAGAAGATGCCACCGGCGTAACTAAAGGAATGCAATTAGTATCAAATAATGTTAATGGAGGAGATTTTGCTATTGTTGTAGATGTTACTGGTAATGATGTAACATTATACGAAACAGTAGATGGGCCATTTGCAGATGACTTAATTGAAGCAGGCGACAAGGTTACTTTTTTAGCTTCCACAATGAGTGATCGCTCAGATGTAGCCGATTGGCCTGGTGATCCAGATTTCTTGCAGGATAGGTATGTTAGATTCAGTTACAGATATAAATTTGATGATGGTGAGTATTCTCTAATGGCGCCGTTTACTCAAATAGCATATATACCTAATCAGAAAGGATATTTTATAGACGGAGACGAAAACGAAGCATATAGAAGTACGGTTGTAAAGTGGGTAGAAAATAATACTAATAACATCGAGTTATTAATACCATTCCCTGATCAAATAAATTCAGTTTTTACTTCATATAAAATAACGGAATTAGATATATTATATAAAGAATCTGACTCATTAGCAGTTAAAGTTGTAGAGACGGTAAAGGTACAAGATATTAGTACTTTAACAACAAATATATATACGTTCCCATATCAATCACAGAAACCATATAAGACACTTGCTGAAGAACAAACAGTTAGAGTATATGATAGAGTTCCGGTAAGGGCTAGAGCTCAAGAAACGGTTAGCAATAGAGTTGTATATGGTAATTATAGAGATAAATATTTCTTTGAAAATACTATAAATTATAATACAGCAGCAAGACCAAAGTCTGATGTATTTACAAATTTTATAGAATACCCTAATCATACGCTAAAACAGAATAGAACATACCAGGTTGGATTTGTATTAGCAGATAAATTTGGTAGACAATCATCTGTGATTTTATCGGAGGCAGATTTATCTACTGTTACAAGTGGAGAAACTGTTTTTGGCGGGTCTACTGTTTATGCACCATTTATTGATAATGAGGATATATTATTTCCAGGCACTAAAAAATGGTTTGGAAATGCTTTATCTATGGTGGTAAACACCCCTTTAAATTCTAATAAGAGTACATTACTTGGCCAATCTGGATTATACGCTAATCAAGTTAGTCCTTTAGGGTTCGCTATAGATTACAGCGCTATGTACATTGATGGTTTTGGTAATTATGTATATGCATTTGAATTAGATTCTATTACGTGGCCAGATAATGTTATTGTTCCTTCTGCAGGGCAATATCTTCGCGGGAAGTATAAAGATTATGTAGAAATAATTACAATTAATTATGTTGGAGGCACTTATATAGTGACAACAAATGAACCTATAAATGATTTATACAATTACAACCCTGAGTTTTCTGCAATAGTTCCAGATATTAAATATTCATATACTATAAACGAAATAGGGTGGTATTCATATAAGGTTGTTGTTAGACAACAAGAACAAAACTATTATAATGTATATTTACCTGGTATTCTTAACGGATACCCGGAATTACAAACATACGGCTCGCAGTTAACTTATAGTAACTCAGATGGTGTTGAATTAGCAACCGTAGGTAATGCATTTGGAAATTGGAGTGGAACAAGCTTTGAAAGTGGATATACGCATATAATAGGCAGTTCATTGCCCTTAACTACAACAATTTCAGCAATACCTGGCAGTTATTACAATGTGCAATATACCATATCCGGTGCGGCTCCGGGAGCAGATTTAAAAATTTCTTTTGGAGATGCAGAGTTGGATAATCTGACTAGTTCCGGTTCTTCTTATATAAGAGCTATAACATCAAATACTTTAGCGATAACTCCTGATACTAACTTTGCGGGGACTATACAATTATCATTAAAACTAGCCAACGCTTCTTTGGCAACTAATCAAAATGGTATAAACACAACCAATTTTCCAGTAGGGGAAACAAATAGAACAGCGCATGTTGTTTTAATAAACGATAACATTAATAAAATACCTAGAGATTTATCAGAAGTAGGTCCGGATCAAAAGCAATACAGAAGTAGTGTAAATTTATTTGGAAGAGTACAAAATAAATCCGTAGAGAAAGGAGATATAATAGGAGAACAACCAGAGTATGATTCTGTAACAACTACTATAAAATACAAATCAGCAAGCCAAACATCAGACGCATGGCAAACAATAAAACCTGGGGACTCAATCCAATGTGTAGAAGCGAACACTCCAATACCAGGAACTCCTCCTTTATCTAATCCTAATAAATGGTATGCTAATACAGTTGTGGTATCTAATGTGTACGATCCACTTACTGGTGATGGCGTAATAACTTTTGCGCCGCCTAATACTATTTTATTAGGGCCTACTCCATCAGAGTCTTATATTACATTCCCTGTATATAGTTCTACTAATGAACAATATTTTCCAACCACAAAAGCAGATATAGCTACGTCTATAGCTAATGCTCTTGACTTTAGTTTCCTAGATAATTCATTAGAGAATATATCAGGCACGGCAGGTGTTAATTTTTATCAACTTCAAACAAATCCTATAATGAGTAGAATATCTACTAAATCAGGAATTGGTGTTGAGGCTGGTAATGTTATGTTGCCGTTTTTAGCGGTATACGAAACAAAAGCAGAAGAGTCTTTGTTAGATATATTCTGGGAGAGTTCCACCACTGGATATATATCTGATCTAAACTGGGACGTTTTAACTGGATTTGAAGGCCCTGTTGCAGTTACACCATTAGAGTTAGCATTTTATGAGGACCAACATGATGGCAACGAGGAAGGCACAGGCGATACAAATTCACCATATATATCAGATGTGTTTACAGCATTAAATAACCAGGATATCCCTGTATTATCAACAACTGCTACAATGGCAGTTGCTTCTACATCTGGTGATGTTACAAATAGATTTGTGCTCGAAGATAGTATTACAAATCCATCATTAAACCCTGGTGAATATAGAATAAGAATAGCGACCCTCCCAGGGGGAGCCCCGTCGTCTGCATTTGTATTTAATCACGGAGACCCATTAAATGAAGTATACACATTTACTATAACATTCTCATACCCAATACCAGGGTCTATTAATAATTATACTTTTTCAATAACTGATCAAGTTCAATTGGGTAACGCACAACCAATTATAGAGGGGGGCGCGGGTATACTAACATATAATATCACTTCAAGTGACATAAACATAGATACATTAACAGGTGTTAATGGTGCATATACCACTTCTGTTAATCAAGAAGAGCTGTACTGGGAAATAGAAACTTCTGATGACTCTAATAAGTTTTCAATAAATAATTTAACAGGAGCATTAAGAGTTGCGGATGAAGTGGAGTTAGAAGATTACGACTCATATGAAATAGTAGTAAAATTAACTGACGCTACATTACCTGGCCCAGATTACGAGGAGACCAATGGGCCAATAAGTAATCTTTCAAGAGGAGATACAAGTTTATATACTGTTGCAAAAGTAGTCATTAATGTTGTGCCCCCACCTGTTAATAGTGAAATAAAACCTTATATTACAGAAAATAATTTCTTATATAACCAAAGCAATACCGGTGGAGTTTGCATTCCAATTACTTCTCCTACCGGGTTAACTGCTCCTTTAAGTACCACAAATGTTAAATATGGAGTTGTATATGTAGGGAAAGAACCATTATTAAATAACACATCTGATGCTGTTTTAGGGAATACTACAGCTAGAAGTCAATTGCCTGCTACCCCTGTTCTTGGCTCTTTTGAATTTGGCACAAACACTACACAAAATTACCAAAGATTTGTTAATATTGAAACCGCTGTAAATATACAAAATTTACCTACGCCATCATCCCCATTACCTGCCACTGTAGGTTTTAAAAAAGGAACATTGCGATGGACCGTAGTTTTAGGAGGCACAACATCTGATACTAACGGAACTATACAAGAAGCCTCATTATTGGCCCGTTTATGGAGGCGTCCAGCAGCTACTAATAACCAACCTAATATAAATACATGGAGCAGAATAACTGACGATAACAATGTTTTTGATACCGGCACTATAAATTCAAATTTCCTGGATAGATATAAATCAGGAATAACTACTATCCCCGCTAATTCTGGGTTTATTTATAATTATCCAGTATCATCCCCCACCGCCAACCCTGGTAAATATGGAGAAAACTTTTTAGCAATAAAATTAGATTGTGCAAAAAACGAGAAAGGATTTAGAATGACCTCGTTTACAACAGCTGCCCCGCAAGACGGCATAGATTATGAATGGGCTTTAACTTTGGTTTTGATTGATACGAGCACAGGTTGTACCGCCCCTCTTAATTCTGTAGGAGCTAACGCAATGGTTTATGTACACGACGCTAACTTTTATTATGATGGTACTTGGGGCGGAACTATAACTCCCACAATGCCACCAAAGTTTATATTTAATAATACCACTCCTATAACAAATGAGGTATATGAATATAAAACAGGAATGCAGGATACCATTATTAACGGTTTATACCAAAGAGCTACTCCTTATTTGGATAGTATACCTTTCCATTTGCAAGATAATAGAACAAGTTTAAAATTTAGTTCTGTAATGTATAAAACAACAGTTGTAACTGCGGGGCCTTCTGGTTCTCAAATAATAACTTTTGGAGCTCTTGGAACGCCTTATAACGATCAACTATTGAGCCCTCCAGCTGCCCCAAATGTACAGAAGGTGTATAATGAAAATAATAATATGTCTCCTGGCATGACTGTTTGGAGAGTGCCTGCTGGTATAAAATCTCCATCTGCGGCTGAACCAATAGGGTTTGTAGAAACAGTAACAAATAGTACAACATTTAGATTTAACCCTACTGCCCCAAATACATTGGCTGTAGGCGATATTATTATAATTAAGCAGTCACAAGATAATTCAGGAACATTATATGCTAGAACAAAGTTTGGAAATTCTATAAGACAGTTATACAGGAATGACTTATGTACAATAAAATGGGAACCTCCGGTTGCGGATAAATTTTATGTTGTACAAACTCAAACCTCTCAAAATATGAAAGGAGTTGGCGTAACAGACTCATTATTGCTTGGGAAAGTTTCGGATAATCCATTGTATTGCATGAATTTAGGCGAAAAAGGCAGAGTATATGTAAACGCTAATCAAGGAGCAAATGTTAAATTCAATGTTCAAACTTGTTGGGACGCTGGCTTATTTACTGATTTAGAGTCAACTTATGTAGATATTGCGTATGTAGACGGTGGTCAACCAAGAGTATACCGTAATGTTTGGACAACAAAGAATTTTAATGGTACAACATATAGAGACGGTACAAATATACCTGAAAAAATAACTCATGCAGAATGGAATAGCGCTACAGTTGGTGCATATTGTAATTACAATAATGATCCAACCAATTCGGAAACATACGGTAAATTATACAATTGGTGGAGCACTAGGACCCCTGGTGGGGCTTCTCCTAGTAATAGACTTGCCCCTTATGGGTGGATCATACCGACTAATAGTCATTTTACGGATTTACAATGGGCCATATATCGTGGGTATGGACAAACAGGTGATATAAATCGCAAAGGTAACTTTTGGAGGGAGATAGGCACGGCACATTGGCCAACTGACACTACCCCTGCTAGTAATGACAATCTTAGGTTTACCGCAATATCTAATGGGCTTAGAATACAAAATCCACTAGATAATATTGGATTTGGAAGGAGGGGTATTGAGGCAAATTATTGGACATCATCAACCACAAACGATCCATTTGCGGGTAATTTACGTTACTTTTTTTTTAGAATAGGAAGAGCCGACTCCCCAATTCTTGCTTACAATGAAAATGACATCGTAAAAACTTATGGATTTTCAGTTAGATTTATAAAAGAAAATATGAACACCCCAGGCGTATATGGTAGGCCATTAATACAATACCTAGGAGTATGGAGTTATGATACCGTTTATGACAACGGATAATTAAAAATATAAAAAAACAAGTGATTATAAAATATGGCTGCAACATTAGAAATAAAATATTTTAACTCTTTCTGGCTAAAGAAGATGAAAAAAGTTACCGAAGTTGTTAATACAACCGGTAAAGTAGATGAAGCGGGAGCAATAGGCGATGATTCTATTATATTAGAGGACGCCAATGCTAAAATAGCCGTAGGCCAAAAAATATCTTGGTCCTCAGGGGTTAACGCTAAAACAAATTTTGTGTATAGTGTAGAGGGTATTAAAATTTATTTAACAACTCCATTAGATGCCATATTAACAGCGGGTACTACCTTAACGTTTGGCCCATTATCTGATTTTACATATATACCAGCAGCCTATGCGGAAGTAGGCGAAGGAGAAGAAAACGAAGATTGGCACATTGAGGAAGCTAGGATAAGAGGAGGCTATAATAATACTACTGTTGATTTTGGCGTAAAAGCTTATATAGTAGATGATGTTGTTAAGCAACAACACTTAGCTAATTCTATGATATATTCAGGTATATTTAACTCAAGAACAGGCGTTAATAGAACTAATGAATTTTCGGTTGGTGTAGATATAACAAAAGCTGTAGACCCTGCGAATGGCTCTATACAAAAGCTTTATGCGGAAGATACCAATCTTATTATATTCCAGGAAGGCAAAGTTAGTCAAGCATTAATTGATAAAAATGCAATATATTCCGCGGAAGGTAGTCCAGTAACTACATCATCAGCACAAGTTATAGGTCAAATACAGGCTTATGGCGGAAATTATGGTATTAGTACTAACCCGGAAAGTTTTGCGATGTATGGGTATCGAAAATATTTTACAGATAGAACAAAGAATGCTGTATTAAGATTGTCACAGGATGGCATAACTGAAATATCAGCATATGGTATGCTTGATTATTTTAGAGATAATTTATCTAGTGTTGGCAATAGTGGATTTGTAGTAGGCGGATGGGACATGCACAATAAGCAATATATCTTATCTATGCATCTACCTTCTAAAGGAAAATATGAAACATTAGCATTTGACGAGGATACAAAAGGTTGGGTTAGTAGATACACATACAAACCTGAAGTTATTAAAAGTTTAAGAAACGAAACATTTACTTTTAAGGAAGGTAATATATGGAGACATTATACAAACAGTGTATATAGAGGAAGTTTCTATGGATCAACCTACAATTCTAATATTGCGTTTGTATTTAATCCAGAGGTATCAGGATGCAAAACGTTTAATACTATAAACTACGAGGGAACAAATGGCTGGCAATCGCTAAACTTAATAACCGATACGGATAGAGCAGTGAATATTGCTTATAGTGCTCAAGTAAATACATTGGCTAACTTAGAAACTCAAATAGCCATTAATAACTTCAAGAAAAAAGAAAATAAATACTTTGCAAACATTGTAAATAATACCACCGCCGGAGCAGGAGATGTTGTATTTGGGCAATCAATTAGTGGTATTAAAGGATATTATGCAAATGTTTCTATGTTAATTAATAATAGCATTTTTGGTGCTCCAAGTAGTAGAAATGAACTATTTGCCGTGTCATTAGGATATGTAGAATCTTCATATTAATGGATAAAGATATAACACTAAAACCAGAACAAGGATTAATAAATGGTGACTTTATGAATATAGTTGATCACCTTGAAAAAGCTTTATTAAGTAGTGATCTACCTGGTATTGCTAAAGGCGATGACGGCACTTTTCCGTTGAAACATTCATTCTCTGAAGGTATATATGTTAGGGAGATGTTTATGCGCAAAGGAGGCTTTGTAATTGGTAAAATGTATAAGATATCACATACTTGGTTTTTGCTCAGTGGGGAGCTCGAAATAGCCACCAGCGAGGGTGTTAACCATTATATTGCCCCTTGTTATGTTACTGCGCCAATGGGAGCAAAAAGAGTTTTACACGCGCTTGAGGATAGCGTTTTTGTCAATGTATATCCTAACCCAGATAATATAACAGATATAGAAACTTTAGAAAATTTACTTACGTGGAAATCGTATGATGAATTTAAAGAATATAAACTTTTAAACGAATAGATTATGTCAATGGTAGTCACCGGGTGTGTAGGAGCAGCCCTAACTATAGGTAGTTCAGTATTTGGCTCTATGTCTGCTTCAAAAGCAAGGAGAAGAGCTGAAAGAGAAAAAAGAAAACAATTAGCTAAATTAGCTCAATTAGAAAAGAACAGGCAAGCAATAATTAATCCGTATGCTAATGTAAAAAACCTTAGTAGTATGGCTAAAGATTTGTCTGGTATGATAAGTAATCCATATGCTAACTTAGGGGTAGCTACTCAGGCAGCTAAATTTGAGGCTGAGCAGATTGACTTGTCATTAGCAAACACATTGGATACGCTTAGAGATACAGGTGCTAGCGCGGGTGGGGCAACTGCTTTAGCTCAAGCAGCATTAAAGAGTAAACAAGGTATATCTGCTTCTATTGAACAGCAAGAAGCACAGAATGAAAAATTAAAAGCCCAAGGACAGCAGGAAATGCAGCAAGCAAAAATTGCAGAGGCTCAAAGACAACAAGGTATTCAATTATCAGAAGCAGAAAGAATACAAAACGCAGAGGTAGCTGGCAAACAATTTGTGTTTAATGCTACTGAAAACAGACAGCAACAAGAAATTGATAGGACAGCTGGATTAGCTGGTATTGCTGGTCAACAAGCCGCACAAGCGAGAGCTGATCAAACAGGAGCGATAACTTCAGGGCTTAGCGCATTAGGCAGTATTGCGCAGGCAACGGGCCAAGGCTATGCGGCTTCTAAAAAAGGGTAAGAATAATAGCAAATACTTTAATATAACATGGGAGAATATGCAAATCCAACTGGATACGTAGACACACAAACGGGGCAACACTTTAGGGATCTTACAACTAATATAGCTAATCTTGTAAGTAAAACAAGCACAGACTATATAGCTCAAATGAAAGCAAATGCTGAGGAACGGAAAAGAAAAGAAGAGAAAGACGCCAAAGAAAATAGAGAAGCAGACGAAACCGCTTTATCATATCAGGCAGATGCTGCTGCTGTATCAAATAAGAATACAAAGATAGACTTTTCAAAAACATTTGATGAAAATACTAATAAGGTAAGAGATTTATCGCTTAAAAATATACAAGGTAGTATAACACCGGAAGAAAAAATAGAATTAAATGCTTTACGTTTATCTCCCGGGGGAGTATCTGCTTTTATTGGAACATTTGCTGATATAGGAACCGGGTTTGCAGAAGATTATAAAAAAGGATTTGGAACATCAGGATCTATAGATAGATTTTTCAACGCAGAAGAGCTTATGGAAGGCCTTAAAGCCGGGACGGGATTAAACCCAAATGTTAAAGGTACCGGATTCTCAAGCAAATATAATAGCGAAACTAAACAAATGGAAAACTCCATGTCTTTTGAAATTGGAGGTAAAGATGCACCTTTGACCATTGGGGACAATATTATGAAACAAATACAAACAAGGGGGGAAAACGTTATTTTAAGAGTGCCCGATACCGAAGACGCTGGAATAGCTTATAACGCAAGTCAAGCTACAATATGGGAAAAAACAAAAACAGGTAAAGATGGAAAACCTGAACCTACAGGTGTTTTAAACGAATCATTTAAAATTGCGGCAACTCAAGATGGTAAAGAGACAGAGTATAAGGGGAGAACAATAGTTAACGGAGTTGCTTACCAAGATACTGATCTTACAATTACAAATGGTGTTGTTACAAATTCTACTAGAACATATTTTCAACAAAATGATATGTCTAAGCTTTTTACTCAAGACTGGGTAGACAAACAAAAACTTATATTTGCGGAATCAACAGCTGACCATGAATTATCCGTAAAGAGTTTATACTTTAATGTACTTGAGCCTAAACTTGAGGCTATGGCTAATGATAAAGATACTAAACCTGAGGACAAGAAAAAAATAGAAGATATACAAAAGGCATTTGGTTTAATTAGCAAAGATGGCAAACCGAATAGAGACCCGGTAACGCAACCGCAAAAGGAAATGGCCGAACTAGCCCATACCATGGTGCAAAAAGATATATTAACTAAACAATATGAATTCACCCCTATATTAAATGATGATGGCTCCGTTAAAACTTCTATAGAAAAGAAAGTAGCAAAAAAGTCCGGTAAGAGCGGAAAAGGTGGAGCGCAGTATGTAGCGGCAAATACAGGAACAACTGTACAAGATGTATTAGGTAATGGATCTATTGACAAAGTACCGGTTTATTTTAATGGAACTAAACAGTCGGGGGTTGTTGAAATAAATGATGACGGAACATATAATGTTTCCACAAGCGTGGGAGGCACTCTTATAGCTAAAAATAAAACATATGCAGAAATGAAAGATGCACTAGAAAGTGCTTCAACTAAAGCAGCAAAAAAAGTAAAAAAATAATTAAATAGTAGGATATATGTTTGAATACATAGACAGTTCAGGTAATATAATTACATACGATCAAATTACTAAAATGGCGAAGGAGGGTAAAACCTCCTTTGATGCTATAGTTAAAAAAAACGGGTATAAACCAAAGCCGAATGCAACTAAAGTAAAGTCGGGGGCTGAACTTTTAGGAATAGACACTGCAACTAAAAAAAATAAAAAGGAGCCGGTTAAAAAAACCGTAATAGAAGACAAGCCGGTATTTACATCTGGATCAGATCCATTTGCGGGTACGGACATTGGACAGCCTACAAAGGCTTGGAGTTTTAAGGACGAGCTTACTAAAAGTAAAAAGCAACAAAAAATAAAAACTGAATTTACTAAAAAGAAAGAAATTGAAGAGGAAGCTAAAGCTAAAGAAAGAGCCGCAAGAAGAGCCATAATAGACGCTAATGTTTCAAAAGAATTAGTAGATAGAGACACAAATGAGGTTATAGAGAATACTCCGGCGAGGCCTATTACAGCGTCCATGCTTAATTTTGAAAGCGAAGAGGAGGTCTCTAAAAACCTTAAGGGCATAGTTGCAATGTATGGGTTAACCCCTATTGAGACTAGAGCGGTGGATAAATATGGCATTGACCGTATGAATGCTATTACAATTGGTAATAAGAATGGAGACCAAGTTGAGCAGATTTTAGGGCAGCGAGTTGGCTCGTTTCTAAGCAAGGAAGAACGCCAAGCTTCTGCCGATGCGTTAAATGATCTTATAGAAAAATATGGTAATACTAATTTTTCAGAAGAAGCAAAGGCTAAATATGGTAAAATAAACGACGCTATTACTAAAAAAGCCGCTCCTCCATCTAGGACTTTTGAGCAAAAAATAAAACTATGGAACGAAACTTCAATAAATCAATTTAAAGAAAAAGAAGAGCTTAAAAGAAATCGTTTAAGAGATAATACGCCATATTCAACTAAGTCACAAAAGGAATATATTGATGCAATAAAGCTAAATAAAGAAGATTTTAATAATCCAGATGAATATAATCAATATAAAATATATAAAGAAACTGGCCAAATGCCTTTTCCTAGCACAGAAAAATTAGAAAAATTTATAGGATCAGAAAATGACAAAGCAAGGCAATATGGATTTGAAAAAGCGTTAAATGATTTAGACCCTGAAGCTAGAGTGGCTTTAACTGCTATAAAGAATAAAGAACTTATAGAGATAAAGAACTTGCCAAAAACAGGGGAGGCTTTAAAAGCAGAAGGTATTGCATTAGATAATACCATAAAATCAATTATTAGCAATAAAAATGCTACCCCCCTAGAAAAATCAAATGCGCAAAAGCAAATATTAGCTTATAATAAAAAGTTAGAGAACTTTAATAATCTTGTAGATAAAGCTCCTAATAGTGAAAAACTTATAGTCGCAGGCTTAGAAGCCTCAAAAGCAAATTATAATAGACTTGAGCAAACCGCAACTGCTTTAAAAAAGACAGCGGTAGATATTGCTGGTGGCGTAACGGAGATAGCTACAGGCTTAACTGATTTGGCTATAGTAGGTGCACAATCTGGAACAGGTCGCTCTTTTGCGGACTTATGGGAAGCTAAACGCTCTATAACAAAAAGATTAGTATTAGACCCTATATATAGTGTTAGTAGAGATTTAGAGAAAGAACAAAGTTCATATCAAAAAGGAGTTAGTGTTGATGGAATAAAAGACCTTGATGATTTAGGTAGATGGGCAGCGGCAACAACAACTAGCATGCCCTCTTCTATCGGAATGGCTCTTACCGGCGAAATTGCTCTTCCATTATTCTTTTTAAGTGGTTTTGGTTCAAAATCATCTGAAATCCAATCACAACAAGTAGACGCGGTTAGTAGACTTCAAGAAAATGTAGATGCTTTAGAAAGTGGCACTCTTTCTGAAGAGCAAACTGCTGCAGTAAACGCTCAAATAAAAGAGGATAAACGTATATTAAATATATCAGAGGGGCAAAGATTAACTTCTTCAGCAGTAGGTGGAATAGCCGAAGTTGTTTTTGAAAAGTTTGGATCCATGCAAATTTTAAAGAATACCACTAAATCACTGAAAGCTGTATCTAAAGACGCTTTATATAGAGGTATTAGACACAATACAGGTGTATTTGTAAAAGAGGCCGCTAAGTCAATACCTAGAGAGGGTATTACAGAAGGATTAACTCAACTATCAAATAATTTAGGGGACATTTATATCCTTGGAGATACTAAAAAAAGTATATGGGAAGGAGTACCGGACGCTACTGCAGCTGGGGCTTTTATGGGGCCGGGTTTTGCAGCTATGGCATCGGCTAAACCTATGACTAACGCTATAGTTAGTGAGATTAGTACCCGCAAGGAGATGACAGATCGTGCTAAAAAAGTTAAAAAATTAAGAGATATAACAAATTACGAGGATATTAATCATGATACATCGATTGATGATTTAAATAAATTACCTATGTCCCCGGAAGCCAGAAGATTGGCTGAAGAAATAATAAATGAATTTGAAGGAGAAAAAGAGGAAATAATAAATAGATTAGGCAAAGATTTAAGTATTGACCAAGTAAAAGAGGTTGGTGACTTAAACCAAAAGCTAAGAAGTTTAGCTAAAAACTTTAAGGAAACAATGGCGGATGGTTCCATGTCTGAATCTCAATTAAAAGCCGCAAAAGAAAGCTACGAGCAAGCCTGGAAAGAAACAGTTGATGCTAGAGAAGGTATCCTTGGTAATGAAGATGTTCGTAAAAAAAATAATGAAGATTATAATACTAAAAAATTACAGTTAAACGCTCAAGAAGGATGGGGTATATATAACCTTCGTACTACGCAAAATAGGGTTCTAGAAAAAGCCCAAGCATTTGGTTCTATGTCAACCACGCGCAAACAAGATTACTATAGTAAGATAAATATTGCATTGGAAGAAGAAGGCAAAAGTAAACTAGCAGGAGATGAATTAGAAATAGCTGCTAGAGACGTTTATGTAAAAGAAAAACTAGGTGAAGACTTAGATACTGATATAGAATTTGCTAAAAATCTTGGCAAAGAATTAGGTGTAACCATTAATTTTGAAATAGTTGATACCGCTGAAGAAATGCTAAAGGCGGCAAAAAAAATAAAGAAAAACCTAACAAAAAAAGAAATTGAAAATATTTTAGGTGGCGCAAATGGAGCACAATTAGGCAATACAATTCTTATAAATAGATCTAGAGCTATAGAAAATGGGCACACAAGCGTTGGTTCACACGAATTATTGCATGCAATCACCGAGTCTAGCTTTAAAGCAAACGAAGGTACAGCTAATAAAGCGGGCGAAAAACTTCTAGAATATTTAAAAGAATCACAACCCGACTTACATGCTATAGTTTCTGAAAGAATGAAAGCATATGAAGATAAAGATGGCAAACCTATTGCTACTAATTATGGGGAAGAAGTATTAAACGCTTTAAGTGATACGTTTAAAGACGGTAAAAAACCAAACGAAAGTGCTCTTACAAGAATATCTAATTTTTTAAATACGTTAACAAAAGGGATAATAGGATCTAATCCAAGCTCATTAGATGTAGCGTCTTTAGATTCTATGGATGGATCCAATATTTATAATTTAATAAAAGATTATCATAGTATATTAGGTGGAAAAGATAGTAATATAAAGTCTAGATTTCTTTATTCTAATCCAATACAAGAGGAAGAGGAAGAAAAAAGCACAGATTTAAAATTTTCTAAAACTTCAAAAGAACTTAAGGCTGAACTTGAGGACCTAGAAGAAAATGAAGGCGATTATGATCCAGATGATTTTGATCAACAAGTAAGGAACTTAGAAGATAAAATTAAAAAAGCTATTGAAAAAGAAAAAGCTGGTATTGCTCCTGTAGTTAAAAAAGAAGTAACAGAAGAAGAGACTGACAAAGAAATAATAAAAAACGAAAAAGGATCTATATCATCTGATAAAGTTCAAAGAATATACGAAGAGAAAGGAGTAAATGGTGCTCAAGAAATTATAGATCTATTCAAACCTATTACTAAAAAATTAGTAAACAAAAGAATGGATGCCCCTGGTTTTGATAGAGAATTATTAACAAGTGAAATAGAAACCGGAGACGGTGGTCTTCTTTATCTTATTAGAAGTTATAAGTCTGAAAAAGGAGTTCCATTAGCGGCTTATATAAATAAACAATTACCATTAAGAGCAATTGCCGCTTCAAGAAGGATATTAGATAAAGACTTTAGCAAAGATGTTACAGAAGAAAAAGGTTTAATAGCTGAAGAAACTGTTTCTGAGGTAAAAGAAAAACCAAAATATAAGAATGCATTAGAATCAAATGTTTTTAGCCCAGATATCTTAAAAACAGCCACAAACAAGATAGTAACAATAGTTAGAACATTAAAGTCTAGGATTGATGCCCCTATCACATTAAATAGAACGGTAACGCCATTAATTTCTGAAATTAGAGACGAAGTTGGTAAACAGTTAGACATTGATATAAAAACAATGCTAGGGGGCAAAAAAGACGGTGTGCTTAGAAAAGAATTACTAAGAATCAAAAAGTATATCCTCGAGAACATGACCACTACTTGGTTAATGGGTAAAGATGGACAAGGAGGTATACCACAAGCTATTCAAAAACAAATTGATGGTAAGTGGGTTAGTTTCCCGGACTGGGTTGGTCAAAAGATTGATAGGGAAAAAACAACTACAGATCAAGCGGGGAGAACTTCTGGAGCAGAACTAGTTAGACGTTTACCTAATGTTAATAATAATGTTTCTAATGAAGATTTCTTAGCCCAAATAATAGGGCCTGATGGTAATCCAATTAGAGGCAGAAAAGAGTCTGTGTCAAAGGCAATGGCTGAAGAAGGAGCATTTGATATTATTAATGCGGATCTTGAGAGTCAAGGCCCTATTTATGAAGCGTTATCAGCTAATCAAACTAGGCTAGGTGTTGAGGTTATGGAAAATTTCCCAGCAGTATTTCAAAAAGATTCAGATAGAGGTAATATTAAATTCTCTAAAACATTTAATAATTTTGATTTATCCCAAAAACAATATATAATAGATAATTCTATTAAATTAGCGTCTGAATTGGCTAATATTAATTATAATCTTATTCCTGATGAAGATGATATTTTTAAAGCATTACAAAAAGTTTATAATAACGGAACCATATCTAATGAAAATTTAAAAGAATTATCAAAAGATATAAAAGGTTATTATACTCCTATATTGGCTCCTTTGTTAAAAAAACAAAGTGCTGATTATGTAAAAAACTTTATTAATGCTTCCCTTGAAGAAAATAGCAACAAATTAGATTATCAAAAAAATAATCAATTAAAAGACGCAGAGGGTAAAATTGTAGATAGCATTGGGTCACTATTTAATCAACAACAATATATTAGACAAGCTCAATCATTTACTTCTAAGTTTATAACTCATTTAGGGAAAAAATATAATAATGAGGAATTAAGCGCTAGATTAAGAAAAATTGGTTCATTTTTAGCGTCGCAAGCTCAAATTGGAGACGATAGTCTTACAATAATAGATAATCAATTAGTGCCTCAAGTGCCAAGAGTAGCTACAGACAGAAAAACAAAAAAAGAAAAAAAGAAAAGAGCGTCGGATCAAATATATTCTAGTAAACCTTCATTTTGGGCAGCGGCAAAATATGCTTTAGAAGCTGCTGGAGTTGTTTTAGAGCCTGGATTTAGTAGAAATAGAAAAGGGTATATTGAAGATGACTCTAAAAAATTATATGCTAATAGAAATAATGCGGAATATTTAGAAAATAAGAAAAAAACCGCTATAGAAAACCAAGAATTTTTATATGAAATATTAGATTGGTATTATGACCCAATAAATAAAGTTCCTGATATTGCTAAAGCAATGCTTTGGAAAAGTTTAAATTCTAGTCAAGAAAGTCCTTTAAGAAAAGCGGCTATTGCAAAATGGATATTTAATGAAAATTCAGGGCCAAAAGATTTTGGAGATTTGCGTTACGAACATTTGAAGAGTGTTGATAAAACTAGGGCTCAATTATACAAACTATTTAGTGGCAATTTGTCTAAACAAGAAAGAAAAAACCAATTTGCTGATATAATGGAAGACTTTAATGTTGCAGTAATTCCTATCTCTATGGATAAAGAAATTGCAAAACTTGGCTTTCAAATAAAAGGAATTGCTGGAGATGTTTCTGAAGGCTCTAGATATTATAATATAGCAACCGCAGGAAATGAAAAATTATACTCCTTAATAAATTTAGACCCTAATGCGGAAGTAAAAACATTAGGTGACGGGTTTGTACGATTTTCAAAAACATATGATCCGCAAAATGGAATTAATATTGACGCAGTTACAAACTCATTAACAACAAAATATTCAAAATCACCTAAGGGCATATCTGTTTTTGATTTTGATGACACTGTTGGATTAACGAAAGGTAGTGTGCTATACACAATGCCTGATGGCTCTAAAGGTAAATTAAATGCAGAAGAGTTTGCTAAAGAAGGGGCTAAGTTTTTGGAAGACGGAGCAGTGTTTGATTTCTCTGAATTTAGTAAAGTAGTAGATGGTAAGCCAGGTCCAATGGTTGAAAAGATGAAGAAGATGATTGGTAAATTTGGGCCAGAAAATTTCTTTATTCTTACAGCTCGTCCTGCTGATGCGGCAGGCCCTATACATGAATTCCTATCATCAATAGGTATTAACATACCATTAGAAAACATAACCGGATTAGGCAATAGTACGGCTCAAGCAAAAGCGGATTGGATGGTTGCAAAAGCAGCGGAAGGATATAATGACTTTTACTTTTCTGATGATGCAATACAAAATGTTAAAGCGGTTGAAAATGCTCTAAAAGTATTAGATGTTAAATCAAAAATACAGCAAGCTAAACTTAAATTTAGTTTAACCATGTCCGATGATTTCAATAGAATCATTGAAGAAAATAAGGGCGTAGAAAGTTACAAAGTATTCTCGGATATTACCGCAAGGAGAAGAGGTTTAAAGAAAAACAGATTCGACTTATATGTTCCACCATCTGCAGCGGATTTTGAATTATTACTTTACAATTTTATGGGTAAAGGAGAGTTAGGTGAAGAACAAAAGAAATTCTTCCAAAATGCTTTAATGACTCCATATATAAACGGGGTAAACATGATGGACGCGGTAAGACAATCTATTAAGAAGGAATATAAAGCATTGTTAAAATCATTCCCTGAGGTTAGAAAAGACCTTGAAAAGTTAACGCCAAATAAAGATTTTACATACGATCAAGCAATGCGAGTTGCAATATGGAGTCAATATGGCACAGAAATTCCAGGGTTATCTCAAAGAGACGTGACTTATTTAACTGATCTTATTAATAATGATCCAGAACTTGCGGCATTTAAAGATGGGTTAATAGTAATGGGTAGGCAAAAAGATGGTTGGTTACCACCAGGTACTTTTTGGGATTCTGATACTATTGTTTCTGATCTATATAATATAACAGAAGGTTCTGGTAGAAAGAAATTCTTAGCAGAGTTTATTGAAAACACAGAAAATATTTTTGGCAAATGGGAAGACGGCAGATTAGTTGGTCCTAATATGAATAAAGTAGAAGCTGTTTACGGAACAAACGTTAGAGAAGCGTTAGAAGATTCTATATACAGAATGATAAACGGTAAGAATAGAAGTTTTGGGCAGGATAAAGAAACAACCGCTTGGAGTAGTTGGGTAAATGGTTCAACTGGAGCGATTATGTTCTTGAATACTCGTTCCGCTGCTTTACAGATGTTAGGAGCAGTTAACTTCTTAAACTGGAGAGACAACAATCCGTTTAATGCGGGTAAAGCATTTTTAAATCAACCGCAATACTGGAAAGACTTTGCTCGTATATGGAATTCAGATAAGCTAAAAGAAAGACGTGGTGGATTAAGGGAAGATGTTGCTTCTGCTGAGATTGCTAATGCTGCTGCAGGAAGTAAAAATAAAGTAGTTGCGGTAACATCGTATCTATTAAAGATTGGATATACACCAACACAATTAGCGGATAGTTTCGCTATTGCTTCTGGAGGCGCTCCGTTTTATAGAAATAGAATTAATTCTTACATGAAAGAAGGGCTAACAGAACAAGAAGCTGAATCAAAAGCGTGGCAGGATTTTTCTAAAGTTTCAGACGAAACACAGCAATCTGGTGACCCAAAAGATATATCAAAACAACAGTCGAGTGCTGCAGGTAGATTATTATTAGTATTCCAAAACTTTACAATGCAGCAATCCCGTATCGTTAAGAAAGCTGCGCTAGATCTTAAAAATGGTAGAGGTGATGCTAAAACTAATATATCTAAAATAGCTTATTACTTAGCTGTACAGAATATTATGTTCTCTACATTACAACAAGGGTTGTTCGCGGTTTTGTTTGCTGATGACGATGAGGAAGATAAAGAAAAAGACAAAAAGAAAAAAACAAAAGAAGATGCTGCTATTGATATTGCAAATGGAGTATTAGATAGTATACTTAGAGGTACTGGTTTTGTTGGAGGCGTTACGGCAACGTTAAAGAATACTGTTGTTAAATACCTTGAGGAAAGAGCAAAAAAACAAAAAGCAGAATATGCTAAGGTTGTTCTTGAAGCAGCAAATATGTCGCCACCAATTGGGTCTAAGTTGAGAAAAACATATAGTGCATTACAACAAACTAAGTACGATAAGGACTTAATAGCTGAAAGAGGTTGGGGCGTTATGCAAGATGGTAGAGTTCACTTAGGTCCTATGTATTCTGTAACAGGGAAACTTGTTGAGGTTGGAACTAACTTCCCTATGGATCGATTAGTTAATAAGGTTGAGAATGTATCACAAGCGTTTAATGCAGATAATACTGCGATACAAAGACTTGGTGTGGGATTAGGTTATTCTCCTTGGACAGTTGGTATTGAAGGAACAAAAGGAGATATACTTATAAAAGAAACCGCTAAAGCAACGCGTAAAGAAGAAGGGTTGCTAAAAGCTAAAGAGACTAGAAGAGAAAATGCTGAAAGATTAAAAGATAGTATTGAAGGCTTATCTCCAACAGAAATAAGAGTGTATCGACGTAAAATAGCTTTAGAAAAAAAAGAAAGAAGAATACAAAGAGCTAAAGAAAAACGCGAAGAAATGCGTAAAAGAAGAAAAAGAAGAATGGGCGAATAATAGGAGCAAAAGATAATAGGCATCATACCTAATAGTTCCTATAATTAAAAAGGGGATACACGTTTGTGGTCCCCTTTTTTTATTAAATTATAATTCTAGTGTTGGTTTTTCAGGCTCTTCATTTGTGGCCTTGCTTTTTTCCATTAAGACTTTTATTGCGTCTTCATATCCTGGCATTAGTTTGATTGTTTCTAAAACCCCCATTGCTAATGTTGTCAAATGCTGTTGCTCATTCATTATTTCTTGCAGTACCCTTATTATGGCCTCCTGCTTTTTTTGCATATCTACTAATGCACTTTCTTTCATATTATTTAATTTAAGTTATTTGTATTAATGGCTAATGAATAGATCCAACATTCTGTTCCTAAGTAACTATACAATCTCACAATTACCTCCTCCGCATGCTTGCGAATCTGAAAAGTTAGTATTGTCTTGTACTTCAATTACTTTAGACAGATCAACATTATGTAATGTAGACATCATCTGCTCGTATACTTCTTTAGTACAGTCTTCAAACGGCGTTTGCTTATATGTACCTCCGTGATAAGGCAATACAGATAAACCATTATAGTACTCTTTATTTGCCCACATCCATTCACCAACAATTTTCCATTCATCATCACGCACAGAAACAGTGCAAGAAACATTATGAGTATTATTACCTTTATCATGACCTTGTTTAACCCAATCTTTAGAAATTAATTTAACTCTCTCTAACAAATCTAATGTTGATTCATGTCGCGTTATGGCGCCATCCGGAGCCTTCTGAGGCACAGAAACAACTGCTTGTAATGTTGGATTAAAATATTCATCTTCGATCAGTTCTGGATGATTTATTGCGAGATAAGAATAGATTGCTTCATTCTTACCTAAACGCATACGGCGAATATAATAGTCGTTATGCCAAGCGTGAATACCGCTAGAAGTGCCAAGTACAAGGCTAGTAGTTCCTGCCGGCTTAACAGCGGTGGTTCTGGCCGCTTTGTTGATATTAAGAGCCGCTGCAATAATATTATTTGTTTCCTTAACAGTTTGTGCTGCTTCTTCATAGTTTAAAGATTGTATGTTATGTTTTGATGCAATGCCCGTCATTGATACGCCTAATAATGCATCTTTTTCTGTGTTTTTTTTCCATATATCACGCAAGTAATGAAAGTCTGAATACGATGCTTGCAATGTGCCTATGAATGACGCTGCGGATGCTCTAGCATTAAAGTCTTCTTGATTTTCAACATTAGCCATATTGATTTCCGTAAGATTACAAAACTGATATGGTCTTAAGGCAATCTCACAACAAGGATTTGTACCCCAGTCTTTATCATTAGTTAGGTAAATACCAGGCTCGCCAGATCCTGATGCTTCAATACGTTCCCATACTTTATCGAAAGTTCTCTTATCAATCTTATGTCTTAACAATACTACAGAGTTATTAGATCTACCTCTTTGTGGATTGTCTTCCCACCAGTTACCAGCTTTACAATTTAACATTGCATCAGAATCAAGATCAAACAAACTAATCATTGCTGCTCTACGAATACCGCCAGCTAAAACCGCGTCAGCGATATGACACTGAATATCATGGCATTCAATATCTGTTAGTTTAGATCTATCATCTTTCTCACGTAGTACAGCTTCAATCTTTACTAGTGCAATTCTTAGTGGCTCAGGGCCTGGTGCTTTACCTCCCGCGGTCAATAGTAAAGCTCCTTTAGCTCTTATGTCGGAGAAGTCAAACTCTATATGTGATGTTAATCCTCCAGTATAGGATTTAAACAAAGCTTTAACCGCGTCTGCCCAACCAATTATACTATCCTGAACAACATACTTTTTCTTACGATTGTAATTAGGTTTTCTAATTTCAGGAAGTTTCTCAATGTGGTGGTTCTGGACCGAATAACCCACTCCAGTCCCTCCAAGCAATAGAAACATAGTCTCAGAAAAACTATGAATACTATCAACAGGTAGGAAAGCACAGTTATAAACGCGAGCATTATTAAGCTCAATAGCTTTACCACCAAACTGTAAGCTTCGCATCGAAGGTAAAACTTTTTTAGTAAATACAAAATTCTTGTAAACTTGTTCAATTGATTCTTTCATTTTAGGGAACTTAGCAGTATGCATCTCCATGTTGCGCGTTACCAATTCATCCCAGGTTTCTCTTCTCTCTTTTTCCGGTAAATATTTAGCATACTTAGTGTATACTGTAATGTCACTTAATATTTGCTTATCTAAGCTTAAACTCATATTTATATATTATTTTAATTATCTATTTCTAATGCAAAGTCAATAAATGGCAGGTATAAAACATGTGTCTTAAAATCAACTTCCTCGTATGTTCTAATACCAAACAGTATTCCAGGATATATACCTATAGAGAATGTCCATGTTTTTCCTTGTGGTTCTTCCGGTAATGGCGTTGGCACAACTTCTTTTTGTTTTTTTGTCATAATTAATAATTGTTATTGGTTAAATTTAATTCCTCTTGCTTATTTAATATATCCTTATATTTTATTCTGCCCTTAATTTCAAATGACCATCTGATCCATTTATCAAATTGTCTTTCAGCATATTTTTTACGGGCTAGTCTTTTCTCTTCTCTAGTATTATTTTCACTGTCTCTAAACATTCTGATTGCGATTGCGGTTTATATAATGTTCTTTTGTCATTCATTAAGTGCATTAAGTATTTAAACATTTTCCAACGTAAAGGAAAAGAATCATTAGCTCTGCCTTTTGTTTCTATTATAAAGTCTTCTCCTATAAAATCTGGCGTATATTTTATATTAAGAACTTTCTTGTCTCCTCTATTTATAAAATCTCCTTTACCATTTGATTGTCGTTCATAACATTCATTTTTAAAATTAAAACTAGGTAGTAATTCAAATGATTCACCTTCATATCTAAATTCTATTTTAGCGTCCTTTAAAGACTTATACATAAACTTTTCAAGACCAGAGGCGAAGGTAATACCATTATATATTACCTTCTTTGCAACTACTGGGCCTTTCTTTTTTGATCGCTTAATCATCTATTTCAACTGTATACCAATAATCACGCCCAAGACAATAGCGAGTAGGATCATTTACACTTGGAAACTTTTTTATACCTGTATTATCCCCACGACCAAGCTTCTCCTTCAAGTTCTTCTTGAATTTTTTTAAATCTTTCGGCAGTTTTTTTTTCTCTTCTACAATAAAAGCATCTATAACATCAATATCGTTTAGTTCTCTTAGCAATGCTTTTTCTTCTCGCAATGTTGTTATTTCTTCTTTTAATCTTTGTAAATATAATGTAGCATCCATTAATTCTTCTTGCAAATGATTAAGCCAAGCAAATACATCAGAGCTATCATCACGTAATGTTTTGCCATACTTTGCAAAGCCAACATCAGATCTATCTACAAACTTATTTACTACAGATTGTACAACTGGGTCTCTAAATTCAATTTCTTGCTTTGTCATATTATAGTGTTGTTTTAATGTGATTGTTTAATGATGGAGCTGTGGTAGCCGCATAATCTTGTTTAACAAATGTGCCATTGATCATAGAGCCCTGTCGCGACTTAATAACATCATAAGCTGATACAACACACTCTTCAATTTTTAATCCTTCTAACGCTGCTAAATTAGTTAATACGACAACCATATCTCCAATAGCATCAATTAATTCAGACTTATCGTTTTTAAGTATTGCTCTTGCTAATTCTCCGGACTCTTCACATAGTTTTGTATATTGTGTTTTAGAATCACCGCTTGTATATATACCACGCCCAGCTGCCCATTGCCTAATTAAATCATATACACTATCTGTTGTTTCTGGTAATTCAAAATACACATCATTAGGCGTTGTTTTTTGAGTTGCTTCAAATAATACTTTATTATATACATAACAAGCAGTATTGCGGTACATTGATTCACGAGCATTGTCTACTAATATTCTGACTAACTCTGGTGTTACAGTATATTTGCCATAACTTGTTTCAAATGTTTGTCCTAGGTTATCCATTAAAAAACCTTTTAATTTGTTTACTGGAACATTAAATGTTGTAGTTTGATCTGTTACGTTAGTGTACATAGTTTTATTTAATTTAAATTGATTAATAGGACTTTTTTTTGCGTCATCATAAGAGTTAAGATCTTTTTTATATCCAAACCATTCTTGCCAATGTTTTTCTTTACCCTCTATAAAATCTTTATCATATGAAGATTCTAATATCTGAAATTCACCATCTTTGTAACCTTGTTGTAATATGACCCTTCTATAAATATTACGCGTCATTCCAACTTTTTTCCCTGGAATATGATATAAATAGTATAAATTCTTAGTTTTTTCCATATTTTTTTTATTTAGACAGCCACCGGAGCAGAAATAACCAATCCGTGCTTATAATTGTTAATTGTTAATATTTCGTTATTATACTCATAACTTGGTAAATCAAACGTTTCTTGTGCTAAATATTGTATAACTGCTTTTGAACTTGTTTTATAGACATGAGCATCTACAATCTGAATATCCAGTTTACGAGCTTTATAACCGGTTTTTTCAGCTACATACAAAAGTATTTGGGAAAACAAAGCCACGTCGTAAGGTATACCTAAGAATAAATCACCGGATCTTTGTACAACAAACATGTTCAAGCAGCTGCCATCCACAAAGAATTGGAAATACAAATAACAGGGAGGCAATCGCATTTGATCAAGCTGAGCAGGATTCCATAAGCTTATAATGTGTCTACGGCTGTCTGGATCAGCTATTAAGTTCTTTATAAGCATTTGCATCTGATCTATATTTTGATCATTAAAATTGCGCATTTGATGCCCATATACAGGCCCAAGATCTCCATTCTCATCTGCCCAAGCATCCCATATCTTTACGCCAGCATCTCTGAATCTTTGTATATTGGTTTCACCATTCATGAACCATTCAAATTCAGTTTTAAATGTTTTCTCAAACATTTTTCTACCGGTTAATAAAGGGAAACCGTCGCCTAAATTAATACTCAAACTTGCATTGAATATGGAATAACATCCAACGCCTGTTCTGTCGTGACGTTCAGTCCCAAATGCAATGCATTGTTCAAGTATATCTTTATATTGTTCTTCGTAATTGCTTGTTGATTTTTTATTTGGTGATAGCATATTTATCGTAATAGTATATGTAAAATTTATATAATTGTTTCCAGATTTCTACTTTCTTATATGTGTCAGGGCTTATACTTATTTTCTTATTTATTTCAACAAGTAAATGCCAGGTTGACGTTGTTGATGGCTTA